CCTCTTTGTCTTATCGATAATACTGGTCTTGTTCATTGATAACCTATTAGAATATAGATTTTCAATTCTTCTTTCATTTTCCAAAGTAGAACCAACAAAGGAAGTTGGAGTATATGGTAAATCAAGTTTTTTATAAAAAATGTCGTCCTTATGTAACCCAATACTTGTAAAAATCTCAACACAGTTTTCTGTATCCCAGTTGGTGTGAAAAAAATCATTTAATTTGTCCCAATATGAAACAACGAAATATTTTTTGTTTTCTACGTTTTGAATAACCATCCAAAAAGGACCATATCTACAAGCGGGTCCGGTATAGTTTGTATAACTTCTCATTGATTGTTGGGAACCATCAGGTTGTGTGATTATATCACACGCGGTGTGTACCGCATTAAATTCAATCTCAGGATACATCTCCACCAATTTGTTATAAACAAAATTATGTGCACTGATATTAGACCAATGTAACGCACCTCTTTCAAAATAACAAGTTACTTTCATTTTAATTGTTTAGTTTGTGTAGAGAAGGTGGTAACAGGTGTCTAAATTCTTTTTTACTACCCAAATCCTCCTCTTCAATTAAGTTATATGTAAATCTTACACTATAGTCATTTGGACTTACTGGTTTACCGTTTTCAGGTATGTTAAAACACCCGTGTCTTACTATCTCAGTGTATGCGATAATATAATAATCATCAGGTCTTTTTTGTAAATCAATATTAAAAGCATAATCAAAACAGGACCTTAATCCTGACATTGTACTTTTAAATTTTAAACCGGACTCTCTAATATATGGTTTCGTCTCATCCAAATCATGTAATGATATATTTTCATGACTTTCCAATAATTCAATTAGTGATTTTCTTTTCCAAATACATGGTTGTACGCTAAACAAATATTGATAATCCTTATGTCTTAAATAAAGTTCATCCTTAATATTACTTTCACAAGAACTATTTAATTTTTCAAAATCGCTAAGTTTTAAAATACCACCAATATCATCAAAACCAAAATAGTCAATATTTTCACATTTAATTAAATTCAATGCATCGTTTAAATCATGGTATTTTATTTCTTCAATAAAAAAATAATCATCTAATAAAAAGAAAATGTAATCCTCACTTATTTCTTTTAAAGCACTAAGCATAGTTTCTTTAAAATGATATCCTTGACAATGTAAGTTAATATTACTACTATAATATGTGACTTTATCGGAATATTTTAAATCTTCCGTATTAAATTTATTACTTACAATTGTTATTTTTAAATCATCTCTTTTATTATGTTTAAAAAAATGTTTTAAAGACAATTCCGCTAAAGACAAGTTTTTATCATGAGTATTAATTAAAAATCTCAAATTTTGAATCATGTCTTTATCATTTTTATTATTGAATAGTCTATTTATAAAATTCATTTCGATTTCCTTAGTTTGTATGTATTCTCATTATGTGTCATCATTGACAAATCTGAATTTATTATAAAATTGTTTGTCTTTAAATACTTGTATAATAAATGTTCTGCAGAATTCCACACCGCCACTTCATCCCAAAGTGAAAATAAATCAAGATACATTTTTTGATATTTCCACATTACATCCATGTTACCATAAAGTAGTGTATCATTTACTGCTTCGGGCCAAGATTGTACTGAATTAGTGTAAATTGTATTTGGCTCGGGTTTTTGTAAAATCAATTCGCTTGTAAAGGTCGTGTCAGTCCTATTTCTAACAACAATATCATATTTTACACCAGAATTTTGTACCATTTCACCACATTTATATATTCGATAATACATTCCCATGACATTCATCATTAATAGTGATGGTAATTGCAAACTCATAGAATCTAAATCCCACCTTTTGTAAAAATATTTTTCCTTTTCTTCAAAAAATGGCTCCATTGAAACAAATGAGTCAAAAACAAAATCTTTTGGTTTTAGTTTTGATATTATCCTATCTTTTGTTTCATCGTCTATTAATTCAGATTCTGTTATTGGTATGACTTCGATTTTATTTTTATTTTCACCATGAAATCCTGTAAATCGATAATGATTTTTGGATGTATACTTAGAATATGGTTGAACACCATACCCATATACGTCCCAAAAATTCAAGTAGATATCGCAGTCATATTTTGACAATAAAAAGTCATGATGATTTTTTATAAAATCTTCAAATCCCCTCAACATACCAGAATAACAAACAGCAACTTTCATTATTTTCCTAATTCTTTAAACCAAATTGAATTTTGTAATTCTTCAGACTTTTCTTTTTCTCTATAATTGTGATAACTGTGTGTTGGTGCATATAAATCTTTGTTTATTTTTAAACCCATACTTGTTAAATAAACATACAATAAATGTTCAGCAGCGTTACCGGGTCCTTGGGTCTTGTGAAATATGTCTATTAAATGATTGTGCATATTTCTATAGATTTCCATCGATTCCATATTACCATATAATAAAGAATCATTTATTGTGTCATTACCCCAAGATGCGTGTTGATTACCATATATGATACTATTTTCCGGTTTTTGTAAAATCACCGTATTTTCTAAAATACTATCAGGTCTCATTCTAACAACAACATCGTAATTAATGTTAGAATTTTTAACCATTTCACCACATTTGTATATTCTATAATAACCACCTAAGGTATTCCAAGCCAATAGTTGACCGATATTACAATTTGTTTCATTGTATTCATATTTTTCAATTAAAGGTTTTTCCCTTTCTTGTAGTGTTGGTTCATATGATTTGAATGATTCAAATATGTAATTTTTAGGATTTAATTTATGTATTATTTCTTTTTTAATTGATTCACTAATCAAGTCAGACTCAATAATTGGAATTACTTCACACTTATTTTCTTCAATGTTGAATCTAATGTGTTTATCAGATTTATATCTTGAAAATGGTAAATAACCAAATCCATAAACATCCCAAAAACTGAGGTAAACATCACAATCATATTTTGACAATAAAAATTCTTTGTGGTTTTCAATATTCCCTAAAAACCCTCTAATCATTCCAGAATAACAAACCGCTACTTTCATAAATTATTTTTTATACGCAATAGACACTCCGTAATCGTTATACTCTTCAAAATATTTCACCACATCATATTGATTCCTGTCAATTGCTTCGATAAAGATTGTAGGTCCTGTATGAAAATTAGTGTCGTGAAAAATAACAATACCATTATCAGATAATAAATCTGAATATAACCAATCATTAATAACTGTGTTCACCGAATGGTGACCATCAATAAAAAGAATTGATATTTTATCTATACCAATTTCTTTCATGTAATTTCTAATCAATTCTTGGTTATATGAATTTTCTTGAATGGTATGTATTTTTTTAGATGAGTTATTTAAATAAGATTTATCATCTAAATCGACACCTAAATAAGGTATGTGGTCAGGCTTATTAAACAACATTGCGTGGCAAAAAGAACCATCAGAATTTCTTGAAACTCCAATTTCTAATATACCATGTGTCATATAATCCTTTGTGATTTCTTTTACTAAATCGTAACTTTGTTGAGAGACTTCGGCAGTACAAAACTTCCAAAAATAATCTTCATTATCATTATCATAACCAATCATTTGAGGTTTAAATTTTAAACCAGGTATTGTTGTTGGTTGCTCTTCTACATCAATATAAACATCCTCACCGTTTGTAAGTTTATCGACTCCATTCTCCCATCCGATTACATCACCGGCTTTATGGTATTTTGTAATTAATATTCTCATTTTATTTTAAAAAAATCTGTAAGCCAAATCGGGATTAAATTCTTTATTTCCCCACTTTTCAATGGCTGTTTTATATTCTATTTTGTCGAATTCTTTGTTAATTGCTTGTTTCATAGCTAAACCACCTGATAGAGTACCCATTGGGTGTCCGTGCATTGCACCACCAACATTAGCCATCCAATCAAAACTATTTAACAATTCATTTATGTATTGTACCAATCCGGGATGCATACCACAACTTAATGCGGGTACAATATTGTAATTCCATAAAACATTTAAAGAATCTTCTAATTCTTTTTCGTCTTGATTCATGTAACCACCAATCATACCAGCGTGTATAGAATCAACACCAGACCAACCAGCGATTTTACAGATAACCGGCCAATAAATGTGAAATGGTGCTCTTTTATCTGTAAAAAATTTATCACCACTTTTTTGGAAATGTATCCACAAATTAGGATTTTGTTTTCTGATTGCTCTATACACCCCCAATCCACTCCAAACATTTATGTGTATACCATTACCACCATTATCTGAAACAAATTTTGCTCTTTCTAGTGCATATGGACTATCACCATTAATACAAAAACAATAAATCACATTTGGAGCGTTTTCTCTTAACCAATTAGTGATTAATGGAACTCTTTTTTCAAGAGGACAATGGTCGGGATTGGCTAATAACTCATCTTCTTTAATGAAGTTAACACCACCTTGTACCATTTCTTTTACGGCTTCTAACAAAACTTCAGGTGACATACCAACTTTGGGTTTAATTATACCACCAAAAAAAGGTTTACCGTTTACACCATTAAATTCCCTAAAACCATCTATACCAAATGCGGGTTTTAATTTAAATTTAACTTCTATTTTTTCAGGTAATTCAACATTTAGTATTTGACATTTTTGAATTTCTAAAATATCTACTTGACCTCCAGCTATATGACAGAGTATTTGTGAAATACCATCTTCTTCCAAATTAATGTTTGACAATGGGAATGCAAATTTTACAATACCTTCTTTTAAAGATTTTAAATAATCTTCATCCTCCATTATAAAACAACTATGGTTCAAAAACATTTCTTCAGTTTCCCACACGCTTCTATTGTTAGGGTTACCAATACTTTGACCAATAGCCAAATTCCATGCAGCCTCTCTTAATGATGTTTTTGATTCTAAAAAGTATGTAACAACAAAGTACTTTTCTAAATCAATATCTTTTGTGAATATGTTAATCATGGTATTATAAATTTATCTCCTTTTACTGATGGTGTTTTAACAATTAATACGGTACAATCTTCTAAAAATTCAGGGTCTGCAACTTCGTATGGGTAAAGAATAAAAATATCTCCCTCATTTAATTCGGTATTTTGTATCATCATTTTACCTTTAACCAAGTAATTTATTTCAGTCCCTTGTTTGTGATAGTGAGTGTCCCATTTTTCACCTTTGGTGTGGTGTTTAAAACAAACCTCAAAATCCTTTGTTTTAAACGCGGCAGGCTCAAAATCACCAATGAACCATCCACCTTTGTATTCGTCAAATTTTGTTATTTTCATATTTGTGTTTTCTTTATGCTTAGGTATTTTTTTAAATCTTCAGGTGTCCCAATTGGGTGATGTTGGTTAAACATAAAGATACCTTTTTTCCAATAATGTAAACCATTCGTTGCGATATTTGAGATGACTTCTTTTTCCTTTACTTCGGTAACCAAATTTTCATTATTTAATTTAACATATGAATTATTTGGTTTATTTGAAATGAAACAACCAATCACAGCATCAAAGTTTCTTGCAAAATTTAAAAACATCGTTTTGTCCCAATCTAAAATTATTTGGTCACAGTTCACAATTACTAATTCAGAATCCATGTCAACAATATCTTTACTCAGATGTGCAGTACATGCTGGACCTTCAGTGACCCAATCAATATTGATAATGTTTACATCTTTGTGATGTATTGGGTGTTCGTCCCTTTTAATTAGAATAATCTTTACGTTATCACCCTTAAAGTTTTCTATTACGTGATTAGTCATGGTTTTACCATCCCATACTATTAAAGGTTTAGGATTATCAAAGTCTGACCCGTTAAATCTTGTACCACGACCTGCCGCCAATATTACTACTTGCATAAATTATTTTTTAATGTATGCGGTTGGTGCCGAATAGTTTAATGTTTTTAATTCTAAATTCTTTTCTTGGATAAACCTATCTACCGCTTTAGATTCACTCCATTTATGGTACCCGTATTCGTCAAATACAATAATTCCACCTTTAGTGATATTGTCCCACAAATTGACTAAAGTGTTATAAGTCGGCTCCTCCAAGTCCAAATCCATGTAAAGTAATGATATTTTAAATCCAGGATTTTCTTGTGAAAATTTCTTTGTTGTTGATGAAACATCACCCTCAACTAATTCAAATTCTGATTCAGAAAAACCATGAGATAAAATTTGATTTCTAAAATTATCTTTAAATGAATTTTCGTGACTAAAGTTTCTACCCTCAAATAGAGTGTTCATTGTTTCCTTATCGAATTTATCTGTGATTGAATTGATTAAATTTTCAGTATCAAAAAAATCAAATCCGATTACTTTTTTAACAGAATTAGGGTTATATAGATTTCTTAATTTTAAAAATGTATACAATCCCGTTCCTTTAAAAACACCACATTCTACAATGTCACCAGGAATATCCTTAACCTCATTGTATAATAATGTTCGCGCAATCAATTTATTGAAGACTTTTTTGTCACCACTTAACATGAATTTATTAAATGCATCAAAGAATTCTTGAGGTGTTTCTGTTATTTCTAAATTTTTTAATGTTATCATCTTTTTTTATTGTGTGTTGGGTAAATAATATCCAGCCATGGAACCTAATTGACCTCTATTTACTTTATAAAATTCAATCGAGGTATCCATATTGATATTTACATCTGTAACATTATTAAGATAATAATACAAAACGTGTTCATTTCCTGATTTTCTTCCTGCCTCATGCCATATTTTTTCTAAATTAAAATATAATCTAGATAATTTACCCATTGAAATTGTATCACCATATATAAACATGTCCTGATAATTTTTTTCAAATGAACCCCATGAATTAATGTTGATTGTATTTGTTTCAGGTTTCAATAATTCTAATCCAAAATCATGAAACATTAAATCAGGTCGTAACCTTAAAACACAATCATACTCTCTACCTGAATACTTAACCAAGTAATTACAACGATATACTTTATAGTACATTGACATAATATTTGGTAAATGAGGTAACCAATCATGTTTTTCTTTATAAACAAGATTCATCAATTCGGATTTCGCATTAAAAAGTGGTTCAAAATTTGAAAACTCCTCAAATTCATATTTTACAGGATTTAATCTTGTTAAAACATCATCAATGTCCGATTGTAATATTTTATCGTTTGATACTTCTGTTTCAATAAATTGATTTGTTTTAAAATCCCAAGTTTTTCTTTTACTTGTACTATATTTTGACGTAAACCCACCATCACCATAGACATCCCAAAAACTAAAATAAACATCACAATCATATTTCGAGAATAAATGCTCTTTGTGATTTTCTATAGTCTCGTTAAAGTTTCTAAACATTCCCGAATAACATACCGCCACTCTCATTTTAATTCCCTTCTTTATATTTTTTTATAAAATCACTACATATACCTGTACAATCTTTAATATCATCATTAAAGATTTCTGGTAGTACTGCTATACTATTTTTTATTGGTTGTTTTCCTGGATATACCCACATAAAATTTAATGACGTTAAGGTCACGACATCCTCTTGATGCCAAAAATAATTAAACTTATATGACAAAGAATTAAAAAAACAAAGTGACTCAACATTCTTACAATGTATCCATAAATTATTACTTCTTTCTTTTAACCACTCTTCTGATGTTTTATATTCGGGTTTGTCGTGACCTAACCACAAATCACCATTTTTATACCAAATATCAACCTCAACATCAAAACCCATGGTAATGGCCTCCATAATATAAAATGGTGAATTTTCCCTTACATCGTTGGGACCATCAATGTTTCCTCTATGTGAAATCAGTATCATTTTTTCAAATTAATAAAATTCTCTAAATCTTCAGGTGTGCCTAAACCATACATATTTTGAATATTGTATGGTTTAATTCTATCACCATTTTCTATTGATTCATTGTAAACAGGACAAACATAAAACTCATCGTTTACTCTAATATTTTTACTAATCATTTTTTCGGCACATTCTACGTAATTTGAACCTTTACCCCAATAATAAACACCTACAGTTGCTTGATTGGATATTGGTTTCTTCTCAGCAACTTCGGTCACTAATCCCGTGTCATTTGTTCTAACAAAAGACCATTTTGGGTTATCTGCAGTAAATGTTAATATACCCCCATCTAACGATTGCTCATTCATAAGATACATGAAGTTTACACTATCCCATTCAATGTATTGGTCTGAATTTGCAATCAATAAAGGACTATCATTATTGATTAAGTCTTTGGCTAATAATGTTGTACATGCAGCACCTTCAGTTAAACCGTCCGTTTCTATTATTTTACATCCAGGTACAATTAAATTTAACATCACATCCAAATTGTATTTTTCGCGATGTTCTTTTTGTACTATAAAAATGTAATTACCTTGGATATTAAGACTATCTATTACTTTTTTTATCATCGGTTCACCTAAAACATCAATTAATGGTTTAGGTAATTTAAATCCAGCTTTTTGAAATCTACTTCCTGCACCCGCCATTGGGATGAGAATATTTAAATCATTACCCGGCCACTGTAATTTATTTTTTTCTTTAATCTGTTCCAATTTTTTTTCTATTGTTTCAAGTGTTAATGAATTCGGATTATTAACTCTAAGTACATGAGCCGATGTTCTATTTGCGGATTGAAGACCGTAAGGTGAATCTTCAATTATTAAAGACTCCTCAGGTAAAACCCCCATAGTACTTATCCCCTTCCAATAAATTTCAGGATGGGGTTTACCTGTTTTAACATCTTCGTTTGATAGTACTAAATCTAAAAATTCAATTAAACCTAATTTAGAAAGTACAACAAATAATGTGGACCTAACAGAATTAGAACAACATATAAGTTTGTATTTTTTACGTTTTAATTCTTTAAATATTTCAATAAGTCTATTATCCTTTTCTAAATGATTTAATTCATCAATCGTTAGCTCCTGTTTTCTTCTCCAAATTTTATTATATAATTCAACAGGTAAACCTTTATATTTAGTTAATATCTCTAATTTTTCTGTTGTCTTTAATCCATCATATATCGATAAATGTTCCTCAGAAGTTATTACATATTTTTCATCAACTTCTCTCAGAGCATTATTCAAAGTGTTAAAATGTAGTTCTTTTGTTTCAACTAAAACACCATCTAAATCAAATATAATTAACTTTACCATATCAAATAATTATCTAAAATTATCTTTTATGGTCTATTTTTTACATAAACTGTTTGTCTACCCCAAAGTACTCTGATATATCCATTTTCAAGTAGGTATGGTGTCAAATATTTATCCTTACCCGCTGATTCAGTGTCAAAATCGGTATCATCAATTGATATTAAATGTAAATCGGATAATTTATCTTGAGCGGCCATGAACGCTTCTAAATGTTTTTCCGCGTATTCGTGGGTACCTTTATCCCATCCGTCTAAAAACAATAAATCAATTTTACCTTGAAAATTTTTAAGAAATTCAATACCGTCTTGAGGTATATGTATGTGTAAATTATCAGGTATAGGTTCATGAATATGATATTTGTATTCATTTTCAATTTGAGTTTTACAATATTCATCAACATCTACCGTATGAACTTCAAAACCCTCTCTCGCCCAATAATAAGTTGAGTGACCATCCTGACAACATGCAGGACCGTCTTTACTTTCTAATTTCATTGAATTATCGTGATATGAAATACAGTTTTGTGTCAATTCTCTCCTCGTTGAACCAATTTCAACAACGACTTTTCCGTCAATGATTTTTAATAACTCAATAGTCTTTATAATCCAAGGCGCCGGATAATTTCTAATACTATTCTCGTGTGGTAATAGGACATCGTGGTCCCAATAGTATGTGGTCTTCTTAAAATTGTCACATGCTTTTAGTAATTCTACAAATTTGCTCATATATTTTTTTTTATTTTAAATTTATTTGTTTTTTTTCTACCCAACCTCTTTCAGGTGAGTGTGCCCAATAAACCACTCTAGATGGTTCTGTTTCCACATGGAACATTTCTTCATAATGAATTGGACCGTCTCCATTTAAAAATCTTGTTAAATTATGTCCGTCAATATATTTGTTAAACATTGATATACCATTTTCATCGTCAAACGCTATCAAAATAAAATCATAGTCATTTTCAGGTAAATCTTGTCTTTCAACATTCACCAAATAATAAAAAGATTTTGTAAATGAATTTTCCCATTCTTCTTCATTCTCATATTGAGGATTTGGTGGAAATTTATCATCAATGGTCCATTTTTGAAACGCTCTTTTTTTGAAATGTATACCAGCGTATTTTTCATAATCACGTATTGTTCTAACCGTACCTAAACCATACGGTCCCAAATCGTGACCATTATCTTCTGTACCTAATAATTGTCTAATTCTAGACCGAGCAATATCATTTCCTTTCCACCAAGTTCCTTCACCTCTTTTGTGTTGGTCATCCCAAACCAACATACCCGCCCTTTCTTCTCTCATAGTTGCGTGCCATATTACAACCTCATGTGGGTGGAACAAATCATACCCATAAGTAAAACTCCTTACTGATAGATTAATCTCTTCACCAGCAAAAAAGATATTTGGGTCGTGTCTAACTTCTTTAGCCCATTTATTCGGACCAAAACAAAAATGTCCACTTATGAATCTAGCGGGGTATGGTTTTGTTAAATGTTGCCACCCACCACGGACCGCTGATGGTCGTATAAAAATGGTACCGTGAGGGTAAAAACACTCAGCTCTTGAAAACCATGGTTCCTGTACTCTTTTCTCAGGGTCATTGAAAGGGTCGTAGTATGGTAGGTAACCACAAATTAATGGATTATTACCTTCTTCCTTTAACTGATTGTACCACCCGATTAATTTAGAATCCCAATTTTCCGAGAATCTATGATGTGAGTCTAATTGACAAACAAAATCTTCATCGGTTAATAATTCTTCGTTTATTACCGACCTAGCATATGCTAGTCCTTTTGCTTCAGTATATAGAATGTCCTTAATCTTAAATCTTGGGTCATCTCTATATTCATCAACATTATCAAATCCATCATCAGGATTAAATTGTCTACATATACCAAAATGTATTCTTTCGGGGTATTGTGCATTTTCCAAAGCACTTTTTATTGTTGGTATTAATTCAGGTTCTCTGTATGCGGGTAAATGAACTAGTATTTTTTCCATATTTTATATTTTAAAGTTTTCCTTCTAATCTTTCACCAAACCCATGTTTTTCGGAACATGGCCAAACAATCCATTTATGAGGTTTTACGGTCGTTTCAAACGTCCTCCATATTTTACAATACCCATCAGGGTCATTCTTCATTCTCTTAATTTCATCAGAACCAGCATCTTGTCTAAAAATTTCATTATCATTTTCATCTAAAAATGCTACAGCCCAAAATGTGTAGTCATCATGTGGAACGTCATGGAATCCCACATCAATACAATGTTTAAATTGGAATGTAAACGAATTATCATACTCAACTTGGTCCTCAATATGTGGATTTGGCGGGTGATTATATTCCAATGTAAATTTTTGGATGGCTCTCTTACTAAATGAAATACCCGCATACCTTTCGTATTGGTCTAATGTTCTGTTTTTACCAAACCCGAAATCACCAAAATCGATACTATTCCCATCGTCTTCCATTCCAAATAGTTTTCTATTTTTATAGTGACTATATTCGTTTCTTTTGTGCCATACAGGGTCATCATCCCATTGTTTTGTTGAACCTTTTCTTGTGTAGTAGTGCCATATAATCACCCTATGTAAATGAAAGAGGTCGTACCCATGAGTATATGCCCTAACAGAAATTGATATTTCCTCACCATGGAAATAATAATCAGGGTCGTGTTGTACTTCTAATGCAAATTGTCCAAGTGTAAAACAAAAGTGTGCCGAATAAAATCTAGCCCTGACAGGTTCAACTCTTTCTTTAAAATCATCGATTGATGATGGTAAAAAATGTACGTTACCATCGGGACTGAATCTATCAAAATTCATTTTCCACGGAACATTCAATCTACCATTTGGTTCATTTTCGGGTTCGTATGATGGAATATATCCTGTTAACATGGGTTTTTTATAACCCTTGTCTTGTAATTTTGTTAATTCCTCTATCAACTCCGAATCCCAATTTTGAATAAACCTATGATGGGAATCCAATTGTAATGTATATTGTTCACCACCATATTGTTGCTGTAACATGTATCTAGCCCAACAAGGTCCTTTAGCTTTTGTATAATTAATATCGATTATTTTAAATCGAGGGTCACATTTAAATTCATCTAAATTATCCCACTCATCATCTTGTGAATGTTGCCATGCAATTGAAAATACAAGATTTTCGGGGTGTTTAGCTTTCTCTATACAATCTCTAAGTGTTGGTAACAGTTCTTTATCCCTGTACGCAGCCATCTGTATAAAAATTTTTCCATTATCAGACATATTATAAACTTTTCTAAAAAATAATAATTTATCACCTCAATGTCAAGGGGTCTTTGTTTTTTCATCTTTATTTCTTATACTTTAGTTACATATTTAACAAATGAAAAACATTTATCAACCCATCGTACTTGAAAAGGCCAATCAGATTGTATTGATACTAAGAGAATCTGATTTTTTTAATGAGTATGAGATTGAAGACGAGTCTTACGCGTTAGAGTACTTCTGTGATAAACTTACAACAAAATTTATTAATGGTGAGTTGGATGAAGATTCATTAGAACATCTGTTCAATGGAGAAGATATGGACCAATTTCTAAAAGAAATCATAGCCGGTAGTCTTTTATATGAACTACAAGCAAAGGGAATTATAGATTCAATTGAAGATGAAAACAATGAAGAAAGATTCTTTTTGACCGATAAAGGAAAAGAAATTGCAAAAAATATTGGTGAGAACTTAGATGAAGAATAATTACTTTGTTTTTTTCTCCTCAACCTGACTCTGATTTGAAGATTTTCTGTGACTTCTAACTTTATTTTTTAAAACTTTAAGGGTTGAGTGAGCATCGTTTAAATTATCTGATATTATTTTCACTCTACCATTAGTTACTGTTTTTAAACCATCAGGTATAGAATCTTGTAATTGTCTTAACTCTTTAATGGTTTCAGCGAGTTGAGATTCTAATTCATCCATTTTGAACTGAACCCTGTTGTAGTCATTCCTATTAACTTTAGAAACTTCCTCAGAAAGAATACCTCTGAGTATACTCAACACGTTACTTTCATTGATTTTGTTTGATTCCATATCCTATAAATATCTTTGTTTAACCGTTTGGTATTTTGATTTATTTTACTTACCTTTTTAATAAATAACTAAAAACACAAAAAAAAATGGAACTGTTCGATTTTGACGATTTATTAATTGAACCAACTATAATATCTAGTATTCGTTCACGTAGTGAAATTAATTGTAGATTAAAAAATGGTATGTTACCATTAATGACCGCACCAATGGATACGGTTGTTGATAAAAATAATTTTAATTTATTTAAAAAAGAAGGTATTCTACCGGTGCTTCCACGAATCAAAAACCCCGATTCATCGTGGGTGGATTGCGATATTTTCCTCTCTTATAGTATGTCAGATTTTGAAAAACTGTTTTTAGAATCAACAAGAACAGAATATTCTGAAGGTCAACCAATGATGGTTCTTATTGATGTTGCTAATGGTCATATGTCGGATTTATTAGATATGACATATAGAGCTAAACAAAAGTACAATTCAAACATAAAATTAATGGTTGGTAATGTTGCTAATCCTGAAACTTATTATGAATACGCCAAAGTTGGTGCGGATTATGTAAGAATTGGTATTGGTAACGGTAATGGGTGTTTAACTACTGTCCAAACAGGTGTTGGTTATCCTATGGCATCTCTGATTTCCGAATGTCGTAAAATTAAAAATTTAAGACCATTTGTTTCTAATACTCAGATAGTGGCAGATGGTGGGTTTAAAAAATATTCAGATGTCGTCAAAGCGTTGGCTCTAGGTGCGGATTTTGTAATGTTAGGTTCCATTTTAAACAAGTGTTTAGAAAGTGCTGGCGAAACAAGTAAAAAAACTGGAACCTCAATGATTAGTGTTTATGAAAAAGTAGACCAATATTCAAAAGAAACAAAAGAAATGTTTGACGCAGATATTAGTTTATTTAAAACTTTCAGGGGTATGTCAACCAAAGAAGTCCAAATGAGTTGGGGGAAGGAAAATCTAACAACTTCGGAAGGCGTTGTGAGAACTCAACAAGTTGAATACACCATTCAAGGGTGGGTTAATAATTTTGAATCTTACTTGAAATCCGCAATGAGTTATACAGGAAAAAAAGAACTCCACCATTTTATTGGTGGAGTTAAATATAATCACATATCAATGAATGCTTTTAAACGATTTGATAAATAGGTTACTCTACTCTAAATTCTTGGTCTTCACTATGACTAATTGCGTTGTCTCTTTTCATACCCTCTTTAATATAGGTACGTATTAATTTAGACACACTCATCTTTTTTTTACTTGCAACTTTTTCTATTTCTCTGAAATATGCCGGTACCACTCTAAAGGACAACATCTGAACCAATTGTTTTGATTTTGGTGCGTCAGGTTTTTTCAATTCTTCGTTAAATTCTGTATTTTCCATCTTTGGGATTTTTATATAAATATTTGGTTTTTCAGGTTTTTTTGTTTATCATTTAAATAATAAATCAAACGTAATATGACAACAGGAAAAACAGAACCATCTTCGGCAATTAAATCGTGTGAGGAACGATATCCCGAAACCACCGCAGAATTTAAAAAAATCCTAAAAGAACAGTACGAACTGTTTTGTAAAAAACAAATGAACTACGGACCCGATAATATTTCGGTCGGTACAAGATTAGAAACTCCTGAGGAAATAAAATTATCCCAAACAGGTTTGTGGTTTAGAATGAATGATAAGATACAGAGACTTAAACAGTTAGTGTTGTTGGGTAGAGAGGATACTGTGGGTGAAAGTGTTCAAGACACCTATTCAGACCTATCTGTATATGGAGTAATCGCCCAAATAGTAAGTAGAGGTAAGTGGGCTAAGTAATTATTTGAAAATCAATCACATATCAAATAAAACATGTTTAATATGTTGATTGTCAACATTTTGGTTAGATTTGGAGAGGGGGGTAACCCCCTTTCTAATTTCAAAATAAAAGAATAAAATATTTATATGGAAACGGGAGGTCAAAATGAAAACAAAACAATCGGCGGCAGTAATTAAATTCTTAGATTCAATAAGTAAAAGCGTACTTTTAAACGTATCAGTTGAAAATTATTTCACATTCTCAAAAGAGAAGAAAATGACAACCCAATTTTTAATACTCAAAATGATAATCAAATCTATGGGTGTTAAATTAAATACAAATGACGCTATCTTACCAAATTTATTAAAATCATTAAAAAATAGAAACGAAGACTTAGAGAATTATGAATTCGCGGAGGTCTTGAAAAATATCGAATCTAACTTGGAAACTTTGTTAGATATGACAAAAACAAACATTAGAAAAAAGAGAACCATTAAGACAAACAACCCTAGCGATGTCTAAAAGGAATATTGACGAGGAGTTAAAAATCTCTTACACCAAAATGGCTCTCGATTGGTGTGTTGAGAATTTAGGTATTAACAACCGAAAAAGAAAAAAATTAATTCTTGAAATTAATCATAAAAATTTTTCGGATGGTCGAATGGTTTATTACGGAAAATACTGTTTTAATAAAAACAAAATAATAATATACATTACAAACTGTGAAACTATTGATGATGTAATATCGACAATGATTCACGAGTACACACATTATCTACAATCTAGTACGTTGTATCGTTATTATGCGAAATGTTATTATTATTCTCAAAATCCTTGTGAAAGACAAGCAAAGAGAAACGAAATAAAATACACTAAAGAGTGTATAAAAGAATTAAAGAAGTTAATCAGGTAAGATTTCCGCTTCAGGTATTTCCTTCAGAAATAATAGATAATTTTCATTTGTTTGTCTATTCATTTGACGAACAACATTATCACACCCCCAATATTTTTTTAAGTCCTCAATAGATTCCGGTTTAATACGAGATTCGTTGAATTTTCTTTCAATGAAGTAAAGTTTGTCTTGAAAATTAAATAATTCTTTACAGAGCATATTAGTGTTTACATGTTATTAAATGCTCACCCCATTTTTTTACAGGTTTCTTGTTTTCAAACTTATAACAAGACCACTTATTACTTTTGTCAAAGTGTATATGTTTGATAAAAAAACTGGGTACTGTCGCACCTGTCTCTAATTTCTGAGAATTTTTGTCAAAAATCAAGTCTATTTTAATTGTTAACGGTTCTTTATCGTCCCAATTTCTTTCTTGTTCTTCCAAAAGTCTCCATTCGCCCCTGTTTAGGTCTTGGTGTTGTAGTGCACAATTTAAATAACTAAAAGTTTGTTTCAAATTTTCTATATTATCGGAAAAGGTGGCCGCGGGTGCCAAATGTCCTTTATCCCAAACATTACTTTTGTAATCACCACCGTCAGAAGTGTGAATACCTTTTTCAGTGTAAAAGTCCATTGAACCCCTATTAACATTTGTTGGTCTATTTGTTGATTTATAAATCAACCAAACAGGTTCCTCTAACGTTTGTGAATAGTGTACTTCAAATACGTTATTTTTTACGTGAACAACATCTTTTTGTGTTGTTGATGAAGTGGCTATTAGTAACGAAAACGATAAAATAGCAAGGATAGAGAGTTTTTTCATAGTTGGTTTTTAAGTATATAACTAAATATATCCTTAGCCGTGTTTTCTCCAACTGAAAATTCAACAAATGGTATCGAATGTCTTTCTAATTTATCTTTTATTACATTATCAATTACAATTGATTCACTTAAATTTTGAAATCTACCGTTTTCATTAAAAATGGTATCATCCCTGTTTAAAAGTATATTGAAATTATTATATTTCTTAAACAACTGAAAAATAAAATAATCGAATGAGTCGTCATAAAAACTTGCGGGGTATTCTGGTTTTTCGTTGTATAAATCTTTGTATACCGTACCCAATATTATTGGCGAATCTACGATTATATACTTAACCTTACCATAAAGTCTACTAATATTTCTATGTTGGTTGGCTGTAACAAAAAATTGGTCCTTTATCGTTGAGTAATTTTCTTCCCACGCAACTATTTTAGGATATTCAAAGGTAAGTTCCACGTCCATGTGGTTTTTCTTCATCAAGGTAAATAATTCTGCACTTTGTGTTGATTTACCAATGCCTGGACCGCCAAAAAAATTTATAATGACACTCATTTTATTAATATAAACAAAATTGACTAAATAAAAAATAAAATAATACGTAAAATTGGTATATTTATAGTATAAAAAACCAAATAATGGATGTCAACTCATTTTACACGGTACTTATCACCACGATTACGGTTTTAGGTTCCGCAAGTGCATGGAGATACTATGAAAAAAGAGCCATGAGAAAAGAAAAATCAGAAGATTACATGAAAGACGAATGTAGAGAAAGAATAGCAAAGTTAGAAGTCCTTTTAGAGAGGTCATCCTCCGAAAAAGATGACTTGAGGTCAAAAATTTTAGATTTGACCAGAGAAGTTGCGGAACTTAGAGTAAAAGTTGAGTTCTTAGAAAACAAAAACAAGGAATTAAAAAAGAAAACAGAAGTTGTTCCGCCTGTAACACCAGTAAAAAGAGGTAGAAAACCAAAATCAATCTAACAATCTTTTGTTAGTGAATCAAATATGCTTATAATTTCGTTTACAGAGTCGTAAGAAAAACATTCTGAGTAACCGGAAAAATTTTCTAATAGGGGTTTAAATTTTTTTACACCCCTTTTTTTATTTAGTTTTTCTTTTATCGTTTCTTCTAGTTTTTCAGCGTCTTTAGTGTCGATTCTCCTTAATATTGTTTCTAAAGTATATCCCTCATAACCATAATCTTTACTAAATCTACGTAAAATAAATCTTTTTGATGTTATACCAACTTTTACAAAAGTTTTACCTGTTTTCTCCTCCTTCATTAGAATCAAGTATAGAGATTTTGGCAATTTTTCTATTTTTTTCTTTTTACTCAATGCGTGTTTCTTGATTTTACCTTGGGCATATTTTTTGGCGTCATCCAAATTACTAAATTCCTTAACATCCCTATTTGGATTGGGAAAATACTTTTTAAATCTATTTGAATAGATAATTTTACCGTTGTCAACGGTGTAAATTTTACGATTATTAATTACCTTTTCGTATATTGAGTAAAACCCCACCTTTAAGATTAGTCTATCCATATAAATTTATTTAAATTATACATATTTCATATTTTATTTGAAATATACAAAATATATCAAAAAAAGTACTATCTTTGTATAAAATTAACAATCATCAATGGAAAAACACAAGAAGTGCACGGGATGTAAAGGGGAGTTCCCTTTGTCTAATTTCTACAAAAACAAGTTGATTCACGATGGTCACAGTAACTATTGTATTGACTGTACCAAAGTAAATTCAAAGAAGTACTTCCAAAGGAAGAAAGAACGTACCTATAAGGTGGAAAACGAAAACCTTTTAAAAATGGTTATTTTGAACAACTACCAACAAGAGAACACATCGCCACAAGCGGATAACCTCATGAAAATCCTTATGATTGAGAAAATGTGCAAATCTGTATTAGAAGAGGTTGAAAATTTAAAACGTAGTTTTGTAAAAACAGAAAGTGAAGTTGTGGAATAATTATGTACAAACCCAAATTATTGGGTATTTATATGTATATAATTATTTTTAACAATGAGATTCACAGAAATACTGTTTGACACATTATTAGAGGAGGTAAAAAACAAAAAGCTCTTCAACACTCTTATGGATATTTGGAAAACGGAGAAACCAAATATCACAGATGAAGAAGGTGAAAAACTTTTTTATGAGTTTGCAAGAATACAAGATGGTTTAAGACCTGACCGTCCTCAAGTGTTTACCTTTTTAAGTAGATACGACGGATTACACGGATACCCAAAATTTGACCCAAACAATATAAAACAAATTGCGAAATATTCGTATTCTCAATTAATGTTTTTATTGAATGAGTTTAGTAGTGATGCAAGAGAAGTACAAAGAGACGTTTTTACCGGTCCCGATACGAAACCAACTCCTGAAAAAGTTGAAGCATCTAGAAATCTTTGGTACGGTAACAATAATTTAATTTTTCAAAAAGATGGTCTTAGGGTTTATTCGATAAATAACCAACAAGAGGCAATAAAATGGAGTTATTATTATCACACCATTTACGCCAAATCTATGGGCATACCTGAAATGGAAAGGGAAACTCCGTACTACAAAAGTAGTAAATTCTTTCCTTGGTGTGTAACATGGAGACCCGACACGTATAACAGGTCAAATCAATGGGGAACTTATAGAGGTCAAGGTAGGACGTTTTATTTTGTTATTGATGAAAACAAAAGTGAAACGGATATGTACCACATGAGCACTATACAAAGGGACCCAAGTGTTTCTGTAGGTTACAGAATTACCGATATGTTTAATGGTGGAGACAAACCAAAGACCTGGGACGAAATTACACAAATTTACCCCCAACTTAGTGGTGAGAAGAATTTAATACAAAACAAACCATATTCCACTGAAGAATTATCTATAAAAGATGTTGTTGGTCAAATTACCGAAAGAGAAGGTAACCAATATGAATTTAAGAGAATGGATAAATCTTATAAAAAGGCATACATTGATAATGGTGGTACTTTAGCAAAACCTGAATCATGGAGGTCAATGGATGAAGAATTACGTAACCTATATATTATTTTTCCAAATGTTAATCAATACAATGTTAAAGAGAGATATGGTAATTTCGATTTCTTAAGTGAAATCAAAAAAGTAGGTAACCAATTTAATTTATTAGACAGAACTTTAAAAAATAAAGGAATTGGTGATGGTGTAGGTACTATTGTAGATTTCTTAATGGCTAATGAATTTAAAATCGCCAGAGTTAGTGGTGATAATAAAAAAATCAGACTATACGAAAGTAAAATTAATGGTAAATCAGGCCTTTTCAATGTTACAACTAATTCTTGGATTGAAAAAGATGGTAAAATATATGAACCAAAATATTCACACATCGATACTGAAGTTTATGCCGATAGTGAAGGTAACACATACGTTGTAGATGTGTATGGTACCAGCACACAACCAGATGATTCTTCTTTTTATTCAGTTTACAGTATTGGAGACGAGAATCCTGAGTACAACGCACACTTCATGTCGTCAAAACAATTTAAAATATTAATGAAGGAATTGTCGCCCGATGATGGTAGTGAACCCGAAACAGACAAACCGGGTGATTACACGGACATAAAAGAAAAAAGGGGTTATTAAACCCCTTTTTTTTATGATAACAAAGAATAGTATTCTTTGAAATGTTTGATACGGTCAGGTAAACCGATTGTTCCACCATTAACTCTTTTTGTTATTTTCGTCACCACAGTATCACTTGCACCCTCATCCGCCATTTTGTGTAAACCATTTTTACTAAAGAACCATGCTGCAGATAACAAAGCATATTTTGATGAAACTAAATCAGGATTTGAAATCACATCTTCATTAATGGCTTTACCGAATGCGGTATAGTTATCTTTTCCGGTTAATTGGATATATCCTCTGCCACGAAATTTATAACCTTCTTTCGTTGCTTCGGGACCGTTACCCATTCTACCACCATAAACACGAGACGCTATTGCCTCAGGTTTTCTTTGATATTGTTCAGCCAACGCATCTGTTGGAAAGTATCTTCCAAAAATACCTCTAAGTCCTTTTGCCGAATAGTTTAAATTTTCTTGTGTTGCTTTAAACCCACCAGATTCATGACCACATTGAGCCAAAAAGTGAGCTAATCTTAAGGGTGTATTAATTTGAAATTTTTGTGCCGTATCGGGAATCATCGCAATTACCGCATCAGGTATATGACCCTTTAATTTTTCTAATTTCAAACCACCGACGTTTGGTACGGGTGACGGTTCAGTAATAACTGTTTGGGTTGCAAACATTTTAGACCAAGTACCATCCCCAACAATACCATCAGCGGTTAGACCGTGGGTTGACTGCCATCCTTTAACTGCAAGTTCGGTGCCTGAACCAAACACACCATCCGCGGCCAATCCTAATTTTTCTTGTAATTTTTTTACATCTTCTCCTGTAGAACCTTTTTTGAGTAACATAGTTGTTTTTTTAAGTTTAGTTATTTTCTTATAAATATTTTAAAACACGGAAGTTGGTTAACTTAATAAATTGAGGTATTTATATATAAAAAAAATCATGAGTAGAAAAATTATAGTTACTGAGTCACAATTAAAACGTCTGTTAGATAGAATGATTAACGAATCAACTATGGACGTTGAAGAAAAATTAGATTATGAAAGATTTAGTGGGGGTGATGAGTTACAACAACTGAGAGATACCATCGACAATAACATACTTGTAAGTGTGGCATTTGTTAAAAAAGATGGTTCAGTTCGTCACATGTCCATCAAAAAAAGTTTAAGTTCTTATGTTGGAAGTGACAGAGAAAAAACTGAAAAACAAATGAATGTTGAAATGAATAACAACATTAAAAAAGTTGTTGACGTAAACTCTTATATTAAAAAATTAAAAGAATTAAGAGGTATGGGGGTTGATGACGAACAAGCTAAGATGGAAGCGGCAAAAGGAGCTTGGAGAAGTATTAATTTAGAAAATGTTTTAGGTTTTATGGTTAGAGGTAATTTTATTGACCTTAGAGATGAAAATGAAATCATGGACCGATTTGGTGAACAAGTATATAATTCATTAACTAAATCGATGAAAAACGCTTTAGCTCAAGACCAAATGGTTAATGAACCAGAAGTTGAATAAGGTACAGATTTTGATTTAATTACTTTATATTTTACTAATCACCAACTATAGGTGAGTAAAATATATGAAAAACCTAAGAACTATTAAATTCTCCAATAAAAAAGTGGTAATGAAACCACAAAACAAAATTGGAATCACAGAAACATGGACACCTAATTTAAGCACTGTTACGGTATTTCCTGTACAATACATCATTCATGATGGTGTAAGGTATTTTTTACAAACAGTAAATGAAAAGGTTGGTTAACGGATATTTATCCATATAGTGAGAATCTTAAATAGTATTTTTTATCTAACAATACTTTTTTCATTTACGGTTTATTATTCCGCTATGAAACTGTTTAATCAATTTAAGAATTACATAGTATGAAAATTTTAATATCCGAATCCCAATATAAAAACGTTCTTAAGGAATACTATGAACGAGATAAATTATATCACAGAGAGAGTTTGGTAAAAAGACTTTTGGTAAAAAACCAAAAAGGTTATTTTGTTGCACCTAAAGAAATTAGGGACATCATTGAAAAATTACCTTATTTAGATTGTTATGACCAACAAGGTAATAAACAAACATGTACAAAAATACCTGAAGTTTTATATGTTTACCTAAATGGTAGGTACTAATTAAAAATACTTGATATTTATATTAAACAAATCACAACAATGGGAAAAAATGTTATACTTAGAGAGTCACAATTAAAAAGACTAATTCAATATACAACAAAACAAAAACTAAAAGAAAGTTTAGAAGATATTGAACCGATTGATTACAATATGGGTAAGAGTGATGATGAAAATCAACTACCTAATCCACCAGCTGAAATTAAATTAAATTTAGACGTAGAGGATGGTAAATTTGTTGACTACAACATGGGCATGAATAGACCCAACCAATTACCAAATCCACCTCAAGAAATTGATGTAGATTTAGAAGAAGATGACTATTCAGATGTACCGGTTGATGCACAAATTGATATGGAAACAGGTATGACAATGGAAGATGATTTTATGTTAAACGAAGGACAAAAAAATCTTAAGAAAACATTTAACAAATACATGGGAAATCCCATCATCGATAGTTTAAGTTCAAAAATAAAATAAGAAATTACATTAAGATAAAAAGAACCCCTTATTGGGGTTTTTTTATGCCCTTATATTGAAACTTAAAGTATTTATATGATATGAAATACATTATCACAGAATCTCAATTAAAGAAGATTATAGACAGTGAAATTGATGAGAGGTCGAGAACTCTCGCGAACACTCGTAAAAAAAGAATATTTCCAAAAAGTGCTTTAATGTCAAATCCCGATAGATTTAAGGAGTACGATAAAGAAGTGAAAAATATTAAAGACATTAAAGAAGAAGACGTTTCACCGCAGGAACAAGAATTCGATTCTCTTTTAATGTCTGCAGGTGTTATTCTCACACCCGAAGAAAAATCAGAAATCCAACCAAATTGTGAGGAGTATGAAACTCCTTCACAGTATTCTAAAATTGTTGATGTCATCAAACAAAATTTAGATAAAATGGATAAAAACGGTTTGGTTAACACTTTAAAACAAGTGTTATCAATTCAGAAAAAATCTAAATCACCACAACCAACTCAAGAACAACTCGCTCCCGTAATTATTGCAGGAGTATCTGTACCGGGTGTTGCCGTGGTAATTGTTGCGGGTGTAATAGCATTAATAATTGTTGTCAAATTAGGTAAATTAATTTTTGGAGGTCGTTCAAGAAGTGGTGTAAATCCAGGTTGTAAACGAAGAAGAAAATTGGTTAGAAAATTTGGTTTTGATGGAAACTTTATGTAATTATGAAAATACTTTTATCTGAATCCCAATTAAAAAGACTAATCGAATCGGAATTAACCGAATTTGAAAAATTTGCTGAAACCCGAATGGGTGGTGCAAAAAAAATTAGTGATACCGCAAAAGAAAAAGGTGGTATCTCGTTATTGACGTATCATCACTTTGTTGTTAAATTACCTTATTACAAAAAAGCATCTGAAGGTAAACTCACCAAAGAAACAATGGAAAAAGAATACAAAAAACTTTTAGAAAAATTATATGAATCAACAAAGGATGGTATGAATATTAAACAGATACCATTTCAAGAATTGGTTGGTAAAATTGAAGTATTGGGTGAATTATTAATCAAAGAAAAATAAAGATAGTTGGGGTTGAAATCCCACTTAGGACCGGGACTAGTTCACGGAGTTGGGGGAAGGTTCGCTACTCTTCCCCCTTTTTATTGTCTTCTCCATTTATTAAAATCAAAAGAATCATCTTTCTTTTTTACCGCATAATCATGAATTTGGTCTGCAGTTATTACAACATCTAAATTTCTCTTTTCTTTAACTGATTCTAAATTAAAAGACCTTTCCCAAAAAGTTGTTACAACTTTGTTTTCTTTAACAATAAAAAACAAAATGTCTCCAACTGATTGTGTTTCAGGGTCCATTAAGTAAAGGTTTGCGGGATTATCATCCTTTAGTGTGTCTCTTAAAGTTTCGTACTTATCGTCCTTAGAAAAATAGTTTATTCTCTCCGTATTAATATCAACTTTATACACAACAATACCCAAATGTAAGTCTATTGGTACATCAACATTCATCACTTCCATAATATTAGCTTCCGCTTCAGATTTTTCCCTTTTAGATAAAACATATGTACCCACATCTCTAGTTGATATTCGGTCATTAGTTTTTGTATATTTTCTTACGGTATATTCGGTGGCACCTTTGAATCTTACGTTTATATTTTTTTCATAATGGTATGTTGGCATTAGTTCTTCTAATGACTTCTCAACGTATTCTTTTAATATTTTCTTTATGAGTTTTTCCATAAAATTATTTAATGTCTTTTGATTCTATAAGAGTGTATGTGAAAGATTTACCGTGTATCGTCGCAGCTTTATTCATGATTTTCATAAAACTATCAAAATCCGCCGACTTTTTAAATACTTGACAACCTTCTGACCAGTTTTCAACATACGTAGAATCTGCACCTGCTTTGTGAATGTTAATACCAAAAACACCCTCTTGGATTATGTTTTCGTCATATTGCATATCTTTATCTTTATCACGATAGACCTTTACAGGTTTTTGTTGTTTCAATGCTTCATATTTTCCTTGGTGTAAACCTATTGTGTGTGAACCTCTATATTGACCTGGTACTAATCTTGCCACCCCCGCGGCATTATGGTACTCCATGACACCCTTTTTACCGGGGTCAGTTGTTGCTGGCCAAATTTGAAATTTCCATTCACCACCCTCCTTATAAGAGACGGTTAAAAAATCATCAAACACATTCGTTACTTTATCACCCGTACTTGAATTTCTAACACCAACAATGTTGACATCAAAATCTTTAGTACCCTCAAACCACACGTATCCTTTTGATTTAACGGTTTGTTCAATTTGTTCTCTTTTGTAGCTCATTTTAAAATTTAATTAGGTTTTATTATTACTAATAAATAGTGTGGAAAAAAGATATTGTTTAAGGTATTTATAGATATATTGTGCAAATATGAAATCACACAAAAACATAGATTTAACCATAAGAAGAATACTTAGGGAAGTTATTTCAGAAAATGTAACACCAGAACAACAAGCGGCGTTAGATGCGGGTTTTGGACCTATTACAGATGTGGAAGCTAAAAAATTACAAATTCCGTATCCTGCTGGTGTTAGTAAAAACGCCATTAATAAAATATTAATTGTTTCGGCACAGAATAAAAAAGGACTTAAAGGTTCATATCTTTTCCCCTTACAACAACAAGAAATTGATAAAGAATTTGGTCAGGGTACATATGATAAGTTTTATAATGGTGGGGGTAAAGATGTTTTAGACCGTAAGAAATTTTTTAAACCTGAAACTGTGGTCGCGGCACCTGTACAAAAACAAACAACAACTACTACAGGTACGACCACAACAAGTAAATTCGGTGTTGATTACAAATACAATTATCCCGGTGATAAAGCTTATGTATATGGTTACAAAGATGGAAAATGGTATACAAAAAATGTTGCTAAAAATGTGGAATTTGATTTATCTTCAAATCCAAAATGGAAATCCTCAATAGATAACCTAAATAAACAATTTGCTGCACAAATTAAAACACCCACACCAACACCTACATCAACAGTTCAGTTGTATCAAAATCAATATCAAGTACAAAGAGATAATACCTATGTAAGACCGTTAACCCCACCTCAATTCGGTATAAAAAAATGAAAATATTAAAATTAATTGAGTCTATTATATTGGAGGCCACTCCTGACGAAATTTATAATTCGTATTATAATGATTTGCCAAGAGATGAGTTTAACCAAATCGTGATTGCTGACCCAATGTCAATCTCAAATGACACAGGTTTAAAAAGAATTGGTAAATATGCAAAACTTTTAATTAACTTATACAGAAAGAAAGGGTTAAAACTCGAAGATTTACCAAGAGCAAAAGAGTACTTAGAATATGTTTATAAACACAATGTTGCTTTAGATGTTACTAAAATCAAATCCCTAACAGACCTTTATGATGTTGTTAAAAACTATTACACAAGAGACACAAAAGATTTAGGTTCAATTATTTCCGCACTCAATGAAAAAGAATATAAAGAACTTTTCAGAGGTAGAAAATTCACAATATTTACACCTTTTACAGAAAAAGCTTCGTGTACTTTGGGTGTTAATACCGAGTGGTGTACAACGTGGGGACCAGAATCATTAAATCCAAAACACAAAGACAGAGGTAGTCTTTTCAATCGTTACCACACTCAGGGTCCATTATATATTTTGATATCCGATTCGGATGTAAATGATAAGTATCAATTCCATTTCGAATCGAAACAATATATGGACCGAGATGATAAAAGAATTGATGTTACTGAATTTTTAAATGAAAATCCCGATATTAAAAATTTCTTTTTCCCTTCTTTGGTAAGTGATAACCAACCCGAAGATATTGTAAAACAACAAATCGCAAGAATGAACGCATTGGACGAAGATGATGCCGGTATTCTTGTAAACAAAATAATCTCAAAAACGGCACAATCAAATCCTTTGATTATGGCTTTTGTTCAAAAAGATGAAGATAAATTAAGAGAGTTAATAACCGATAATGACATTAGTGATTTTGAAATAGATAGAGAAAATTTTATATTATCATTTAAGTCAGACTACGGCGGTAGTCTTCAAACAACAAAAGATACTTTAACTTATTACCAAGCTGAAGCACAATCAGGATATGAGATGTTGTGGGATAGGATGAATAACGAAGACGGTGATTATATCAAGTCAACCCTCGAAGAATATTTAGAGGAATATTATAAACAAAATGAAAGTGAAATAAAATCAAATCTTGGTTATTTGAATTTTGAACAATTTAAATCAGAACAATACGATAATTTTGTTGAGAGTGAAAGTTTATGGGATGATTACTCATCATTGTTTGTTAATAAAAATTATGGTTTTTATGAGGATGCGGTTCAACTCGAAGTTGATGCTATTGAAAAATATATAGATTTTGATTACAGATATAGAGAGGATAAAGTCATTGTTAGAATACCTTATTTTTTATTGTTCTTAGTTAAAAAAGGATATACGTCAATTGACGGGACTAATGAACTTATGGAAGACGTTTTAAACGAATATGTAAGTTATTATGACATAGATAACGATTATGAAGGTATTTGGGATTACCAACAAGAAAACGTAACCTACGATGAAATGAAAACTTTTATTGAGAATTATTTTGAAAACATAATAGAAAACAGTGAGGGTATTAAAAGATGTGGTGAACTCAGAAACATATTAAATAACACCATCCAAAATGTTTTTAAAGGTCAAACAAGAATAGATAACGACGAGTTTTTAATATCCATCCCATCATTAAAAATTGACTGTGAAAAAGAAAGTATTAATATAACTTACTATAATAAAAATACGGGAGAAAGGTTTGATGGGCCGGTAAAGGTGGAAAATTTAGCATCTTACGGAACTAATTATAAACTATTTGAAAGTATTCTTTCTTTTAAGAGATTTAGATGAAGACAATAAATTTAATTGAGCAATTAATTCTTGAAGCCAATAGGAAAGATATATTGGTAAACAAACTTGGTTTGAGTCAAGATAATGCTGACCAAATAGAAGAATTGGGGGGTCCGTTATCAATCATATTAGCCAATAAATTAATCGATGTATTCGCACAACAAAGATTAGAACATATGATGAGTGCGGTACCTGAAGATGAAGAAAAACAAGCCAGAGAAACTTTTAGAAAAGACCCTGAGTATAGAAGAAAAATGGGTATCGACGCAATAAATAAAAGTGCTGGTGTTAGAGGTATGAGAAGTAATATCGTATCAATAATGGACTGGATACGCATTGGTTTAAACGGAAATTTGGGTGATAATAAAAACTTAAATTTTGGTCAACTTTACAATGAATCAAGAAAGTGGCACCAAGAGTTAACTTCAGGAGAAGGAGATATTAATTATGTTGAAAAAAACGACATCGTAAAAGACTACAGAAATAAAGACGGTGTTGGTTTCTATTGGGTGGATTTAAATACGAATGATTCAAGAGAAGAATGTAACCGCATGGGTCACTGTGGTAGAACAAATTCAAGTAACACGATATTCTCGTTAAGAGAAACAAAAAAACTTAAAGATAATTACACAGTCAACAAAAGTCATTTAACCGCCGCGATTGGTGATGAGGATGGGATTGTTTATCAATTAAAAGGTCCTAAAAATAGTAAACCAAAACCAGAATTTTATCCCTATGTTGTTGATTTAATTTTAAATACAGACATCGTAAAAGGTTTTGGTAGTGAATACAATAGTGGTGATGATTTCAGTATTGCCGATTTATCTGATGAACAAATTACACAGATATATCAATCTAAACCTGAAATATTCAACACTCGTAAACTAAAAAGAAAACTACAGAAGATGGGTATAACCCAAGATTTTCAAGAACCCGATACGGTTTTTGATTGGGATATTGAACCGGATTCTGTTCCATATTACGTTGAGGGGGATTGGACCATTAGACAATCGAGAGATGCCAGTGGTCGTACAAAAAAAATAGGTTTTATCGAGACTTTATTATCAGGTGATATATGGGAATTAACTGATGGGTATTATGATGATTGGAAATCTGCGTTAGAATACCATGCAGACGAAGATAATAAAAGAACAATCATTGATTATCTTAGAGATAGAGCAGGTGAAGAATTTGAACCAAACATGTCTATAGATGAATTAATAGAAGAGTATGACGATAACTATGAAGTTCGAGGTGCATTAGGTTCGGCGTTTTCCGATTCCGCAAATTCATCTTACTATGATTATGCAATGAAGCAACTACGAAACGCACTTAGTGATTACGGAGATGTTTTAAGTCTAAATGATAGAGGTGCAACCATACGAATTAATTTAAAAAACATAATAGATAACATGGGTTATGGTGAAGATGAAATGGATGAGTTTTTTGAAAAATGTGACGATGATGCCCAATGTGTTTTTCATGAATTACTAGGTGAGTACTATGAAAAACCAAGATTCTATATTGACGACAGATGGTCACCAGATATTGATGATAACGATTTCAACAGTTATTTAAACGATAGACTTTCAGAATTATGAGAATAGGAGATGTATGTATATTTAAAACCAATTTTCCCGAAGCCGATTTTTGGTTACAAAGAAAAGGTTCCGAACAAAGTGTCGGTAAACCCTCAAAGGAGTTTTATGAAGAGAACATTGGTGTTAAAGTAAAAGAAGAATACCTTAACAAAATTGACCCAACGTACCTATATTATTATTTTCAATTCCTACATACCCAAGGTGTATTCGCACCAATTTCACACGGTACGTTGGGTTTAAAAAATATCACGATTAGTGATATAAAATCAATACCTGTTGATTTTAAATAAGAAAGGGTTACAACCTGTAACCCCTTCATAGACCTTGTGATTAGTTTATTTTAATATTTTGTTCCGCAATGGGGACAAAATTTATGAGAATCTTTTTTTCTTTTTGAGCCACATTCAGTACAGTAAACAGTTAAATCTTCCCGAACCATCACTTTGGTTGAATTTGGTTTTATTTTCCACCAATTTGTTTTACATGGAAAAGAGTTAAAATTACTGTTGTCATAAACAAAAGTTTGGTTTGACTCAGAACCTTTCTCAACTCTACCAGTTTCAATGTGTCTTTCTTTACTCTTTTTTAATTTTGGAATGTTAAGGTTCACATCAATACTACTGGTGATGGTATCATTCACATATGAATAATTAGATGATGAAGAACTAATAGAATTCATATTATTTGTTGTAAAGGTTCTTACACCCGGTGGATAACTAAGGGTTCCACTATTATTCCAATTACTATTCCAAGTGGGAATACTACCATAATACGGGTATGTTGATACTTCATCGTAAAATCTGACAACAACGTCACCATTATTCTCTATGGATTTTTGGACTTCTTCATTATTCCCATTTACAACATAAGTTTCAAACAAAAACTTTCTCGCTTCGTCTAAGTACCTTTCGAGGAAAACTCTTTCACCAGGACGAACTATGATACCATTACCGATGGATTTACCATTCAGTTCAATCTTAGCTAAAACTTTATTTTGTGTGGGATTGTAAAGTTCGATTTCGAACTCATCACCGTTATTCATGTATACGGTGTCTACGTGCTGTTTTAATCTTTGTTTACTTCTTGTAATAAAAGATTGAGGTACAGCATACCTGTTTGAGGTTGTGTAATTCATATTCCTTATATTTTTTTGTATTTGAACCCGAATTCGTTGGTATCAATTCCAACTCAAATATCACGAGGACACTTCGACTTCAACCACAAGGTCTATTATAAGTATACGATTACTTTAAAAAAATGTAAAGATTATATAGAGAAACTACTTACTGTAATGGTATCACAAACGATTTTACCACTCTCATCATTTTTCAATGAAATTTGTATAATATCACCAATACCAATATAACCCAAATTCTCATCCTTATCTATTACAACATTATCCCAATTTAGTGGCACAACAACGGTTTCATCTACTGAATCATCACTATTTTCAGGGTAGTATTCTATCTCCATTTCTACTTCAGATGGACCAACGATATTATATACGGATACACTTTTAATACCATAACTTCTTCCCTCTAAATCGATGTCAAAATTTACGTTAATATTTAATGGATATACATATTCAATTTCCATACCGTTGTACATTACTTTATAATAATCAACGTCGGCTTTACATTCCATTCTATACTTACTATCCATAGAATCTTCGTTTAATCTTCTTGTGAGGTTCTTTAACTGCGTTTCTGTTACTATAATTTGGGTCATGACTTTTTTATTTATAAATATCTCATTTAATTGTTATAAATCTAACGACATAATTTACTTAACCATCCCTGTCTTTTTTTACTTATTGGTTTCGGGGAACTTGTGGCTAAATACGACGCTGTTATTTTTGTACCAACATATGTTATGGAAACATAGAATTTAGTTGTTTGATAATCTAATAACGCTTCGTTGTGAGATGGTGAGTTTTTCCATAGATAAAAAACGAAAACTGCAATATTTTTGTTGGTGTTTACACCTTCACCTATTTTATTTTCAACATCCAATAAAGTGTGTATTTCGGTGCTGGTTAATTTGTATTTGTAATCGAGACCATCCAATCCAATTTTAGTATAATATGTGTAACTTGGGTCTTCAACATCATATGGTAAGTCTTTGGTAAAATCCCACGGACCCGCCACGTTTTCAACACAATAAAGTTCTCTTATAGATACAAAATTAATTGCTCGATTTTCAAATGATTCGTCGCCAACACCATGTCCACAATAATTTTGTTTAAACATGTACTCCGACCAATTTTTTGTAAAAGGACTTAATGTGGTATCAATAGATAAACTACTTAGGTTATTGTTAACCCTATACTCGTTGACAATATTTTGAAAATAGATATTAATAGAGTCTTGTGAGATACGATTTGTTTGAGAGACAACAATTTGTGACTTCACCAATAATAATATCAGAATCAATCTTTTCATACCACAAACATAAAACATATTTTTGGAATATCCAAAAAAATTTTAAAATATTTTTTATATTTTGATTTGATAGAAATAATTCGTATCTTTAATACATGAATTTAATTTTAGGACTAGTCTATGCTATTTGTGCTCACATTTTAACATTTATACAATATCAGGGACCTTTGAAATATAAATGGATGAACGATAACAAAATAATTAGTCTTTTTATTTTTGGGGTACCCGCAATGTTACTGACCTTAGAATCAGTTCGACTTATTGTAACATATTTTGGGTTTCAGTTATGGCCAGCGAGACTTATAGGTTTTGCGTCAGGAATGATTGTTTTCACCTTTATGTCTATGTGGTTATTTTCCGAGGTTATGACTTTAAAGACCGTAATTACCTTGATTTTAGCAGTGGCAATGATATGTATACAACTATTTTGGTAAAATATTTTCAAATTTAATAAGTTGATTTTGAATTAGTTACGATTTTTTTTTAAAAATATTTGAAAAAAATTTGGAATATTCTAAAAGTCGCCATACCTTTGAATCAACAAATTAATTAAAGTCATGAAAAAATTATCATTAATCGCCGTCTTCATCTTGTCTTCAGTGGTATTGTTTGGACAAGAAAACGAAACCGATTCATCGGTGGATTTGATTTATCCAATTAAGTTGGTTGAAATCAAGAATGGGTTGAAGATAACCCCAATGGAGGATGATAATCTTGAAGAAAGAATAACTGACCCATTGATTTATGCCGACCGTATTTTGGTGAGACGTAAAACACCCATGGATATCAAACCAGATTCCGTGATTGTTATGAACCTAAAAGGTGAATGTCGTGGTTATAAAGTTTCACAATACTACAAAAATGACGACATGAATACCATAACCATTCAAATTATCGGTGATAAGTTAAATGGTTACATTAAATTTATTGGACAGGACTCTGTGAAAGTTTCTTTACCCCAAGATGACCATCTTATAACTTGGGAAGCCGGTTTATAAAAAACAAAAGGGAGTTTAAACTCCCTTTTTTTATTTTTGGTTAGGTTGTTTTGGGGTATTTGTAATAGGTTTTGATTTACCGACTTCATAGGTGTTAGCCGTTGTTTTTGATGTTGCATTATCAATTTTTACCGTACCTGTGTATTTCACACCTTCGACCGCGTTGTTAAATGCACCCTCAATTTTTATACTAGCAGACCTAAATTGTGTCGAACTTACAAGTTGATTTGCTTGATTTGCGTCTTTATAAACATCAGTAAAAAATGCTAATAATCTTTTCTTGTATTGTTCAACAACAGCATTTTTAATTAATTCATTATATTTGTCATATAATTTTATAACCTCTGGTTCAACATTTTTCCATTTTTGGTATCCACCTTGTCCATCCACCAACCCTTGGATGTCATTAAACACTGGCATTGTGTTTATCAAATCTAAAAAAGGTTGAGAATTATAGTTTGGTAAAAGTAACTTTCCTGACGAATCTGTTTTTTTTCTGAAAACCTGAATTTCGTTTTCGGGAATAAAAAATGTATCAAAAAAGTATAACGAATTCGCGATTAATTTTGCAATGTCTTCGTTAGACCTGTTAAAATATGTACCAATACTAACCATATCACCACTGACGTATTGTTTTAATGTTGGAGAAAGTAACCCACTCTTAGTAATAATGGATGCGGTTACCATATTCGATATTAGATTCAACGTTGGTGTGATATTACCAATTTTTGCCGCATTATATACATAACTACCGCTAGCCCTTTTAGTTTGTGACATACCAATTGTAATTTTATTTGGTGTTCCTTGAGCTTCTAATAACGCTCTAGATAAGGCTAACAAACCATTACCTGATGCTACTATCCTAATGAGACTCCAAGTATGTTTACCATCGGGGTCTTTGTATTTAACATTAAATGTTTTTGAACCACTATTAGTTAAAGATTCTACAACAGGTGGGGTACTCGTATCGGGATAACCTTTCTTTTTAATTGTTTTATCAGGATTTAGTTCATTAGGTATAAATTTTTGTACCATCATCTCAATATAATTCTCACCACCAGCGGGTGATTTTGGTGTTAAATTTCTAAATAGACTTAAATTTTTTGTTTCACTAAAAGTTTTACCTATGTTTGGTTGTTCTAAAACCCATCTCCCCCTAAAATTATTATTATCAGCCGGTAGACCAGCATCAGTTAAAACCGAAAGTTTTGCAATTGGTGTAGGGTCAGTGGTTCCTTGTATCTCTGAATAATTTTGTTCTAATAAAATATTTTTAACAACCTCCACTAAGTCCGATTCTGTTAATCGTATTACTTTTCTCATGAATTTTCTTCTTTATAATATAAATATCAAGAAATATATTAGACACCCATGATTATTTTTTTTTAAAAATATTTCAAAAAAAATTTGGATATATTAAAAATATATATAACTTTGTTCAAATATTAAAACAAAAGTTATGAAAAATGTAGTTGTTTTGTGTGTTAGTTTGGTAATGGTACTAAACTCTTTTGGTCAAACTTCTGATATTCAGAAAAGATTTAAATCAGATATTATTACATATGTGGATAACGGTGATTGGTCGATTAAGATTATACCTTTACAAGAAGATAAGACATCCCCAATCACCGAATATGGTCTCAACCAACAATTAGTTATTCAAAGTGTTCTAACGTCAATTAATAACTTAAGAAGTGAAAACGGTGTAAATGAGGTGACCTTCAGTTGTGATATTAGTGATTATCTCACAGTATCCAATTTAAATGGTTTACCTTTATCTCAAGGATTTACATGGGGAACATACGGATTGTTCAGTGAGTATGGGTATGTTGCGCACTTTGAAAATAAAGAATTAAAGTTTTGTGATTATCTATTAGATGTTATGTCGTTAGATTCTGATTTGTTTTCCGATTTAACAAATCCGTCTTCAAAAACGGTTGGTGTTTTTTTCTCACAGAATTACAGTGATAAGACCTATAATTTTATGATATTGGTAAAATAAAAAAAAGGGGAGTTTAACTCCCCTTTTATATTTAATAAATGTTTTTACTTATGCAAAAGATTTTTGAATTCTCTGAGATAAAGCTTCACCAGTGTTAGGTAATCTAAACGCTGTTGAACCCCCCTCATAAATTATATTTCCATCAACAGTTCCTGCAATATTAACCGCCCTTGCATTTAATTTACCACTATGAAGTGCTTTTGACACTGCTAAATTATCAGTGAAAAGTGTTGCGGGTTGAAGTCCATTTTGAAATAGTGCGGTTTTACTCACAAGATATCCTATTGACAAAAGGAATGAACCACTTGGAGATACTTTAAATTTACTTCCTTTTGGGATAATAATTACAAAACTGTCGTCTCCCGACCCACCAGCCACATAAGTCGCCTGAGTTCCATCCTCAATTCCCATTTTTGCTTTTGAAGTAAAATTAAGATTTGAGTCGGATTGTTTAATCCAAGCGGGGTCTTGTCCACCTTGTTCGTTAATTAAATTACTTGCGGCGTTATATCCATTTGATTGGTGCATTTCAAGAATTTGTTTTTTCTCCTCTTCTGAAACTCTAAAATTTTTATACATGATAATTTTCTTTTCTAATAAATATTAGGTAAAACAAAAAAAATCTTTCAAAGACGGTCTTTTTATTGTTTCTTAATTACGTAGATTGAGAATTGTTTTGTTTATTAAAATAATATTGATATCTTATGTAAAAACAAATGTTATGATTTTACCGTATATTATTTTAGGGGTTGTCTTTATCGGATGGGGAATGGTCTTTTTTGACCAATACAATAAAAACAAATAAAATAAGATTAAGGTTGTTTCAAAATAAAATATGAAAAGTCACCTTTATTCCACGCATCTGGTGCGAATGATGATGTTTCAAATTGTTTAATTGAATTAAAACCACTTCTTGATGCTGCACTCGCGATTTCGGGTGATGTGTTAATTATGTGCCACAGTTGTACGTCATGGTAACTTTTTCCAAATGATGTTTTACTTTGTGGTTTGAGGAATTTACCTAATAATTTAATTTCTTCTTCTTTTGTGAATTTTACACCCGAATCTTTTAAATATTTTACAAAAGAGTCCATCTTCACCGCTCTTGGGTCTAAACGAGTTAAATCTAAAGTTCTACCCAAATTAACATACATAGGTTGAACAGCGTTTGGATTATTTGACGCATAGTTTTTTGTAACATATTTTTTACTAGGACTAACATAGAAAAAATTATCTTTCTTAGGTCCCGCCCTAAACACTTTAACCATATTACTACCAACTTTTTTGGTATTACCGGTTGTTCTTCTTAAAGTATTGATGAATTGAGTCTGATTTATTTTATTAGTCAATAGTGCTGATACCAAGTTATCATACTTCTCAATACCAAAAAGTTTTACATAATCGGGTTTTAATGTCCCGATTTCGGCTTGAATTGGTGCTAATGCTGATGTAAATTGATTTGTTGATTTTTTGATTAGATGTTTAGTTTTCTCAACAATTTTATTTATAGCATAATCGTTGTATCGTGATTTTTTTAATTGTATTCTAAATTCCGATTCACCTTGCATCATCTCTGGTCTAAATTTTTCTAAAAACGTTTTGTTCTTCACTAAAGAATTTGCGGAAATATCCACTAGATTTGGATAAACTTTCGGGGATTTTAAAATAAAAAGTTCAAACTGACCTTTCAATTTTGGTGTATATCTATTAGACTCAATTAATTTTGCGAAATCGTCTACTGTTTTAACACCAACTAAATTAAATTTCCCATACATGACGGGGTCCTTGAATACGTTTTGAATTTCTGATGAAATCGTTTTATTTGTTCTTAATAGTTTCGCGAAATCTTTTGCGGATTTATAACCACCCATAAAATACCTCAATAGGTTCTCATTCAATTCACTTTCTTGTGATATTGATTGATTAAGTTTTATGAATTGTGATTCTGAAATAATTATTTTCATCTCACCATAAATAGTTTTACAAATAAAAAACCCTCCGAGTGGAGGGTTTCAATTTTATTTTTCTTCGTCGAGTCCCAACATGTGGAGACCCTTATCGAATATGTCACCATATTCAGATTTACAATCTTTATACATCGCCAAATCTTTCGGTGGCATTTTTTCCATGGTATCAGGACCCCAAACACCATCCACAGGATAAACACCAAGTTTTTCTTGGTATTTTGCAATGGCTTGAGCTGATTTTGAATTAGGTAATCTACCAATAGAACCATCAATCTTTAGTGGTTGACCGGCATCATCTTTAATACCTTTCTTATTTAAGAAACATTGGATAGCTCGATTAATATTATAGTTTACCTCATCTTCATTTAATTCATGATTAGATTCATCCAAATCATCATCTCTCATTCTATCGTCATCATCACCATAATCTTTATGGTCACCATGTCTCTCATTCCAATAGAATCCAGCATAATACGCATCGATTTCCTCGGGGGTTAAATCTTCGGAATATTCAGGATGGTTTTTATGTGGGTTGGTTCCACGGCTATACCAACTATCAGCACTACCTCTATCAAAGGGACTACCGTGGTGACTTGGATAGGTTTTACCGTTAAATTCTTGAGTTTCACCAGTAGGTTCATCCATGGATTCATTAATGAAACCCATGATGTTTTTAATACGGTTAATCTCTTCGTTTAATGTTTTTGGTTTCATATTTTTGAGTTTTCTTTAATAACTTTTTTAATCACCTTAATCAGTTCTGATTCGTTTAATTTAATAACCTTTTTCTTACTACTGTTTTTTGAGTTTTCATTTAAACTGAAACCACCGAATTTGTATTTTGAATCAAGGGACGCTCTGACATCACTACCAAAACCTTTTTGACCCAACGCATGTAACATATCATCAATTTCACCCATTAAACCCATTTCCTCGTTTGCAACATACCCTTCTGAACTACCGTCTGCATCCGCACGATTTTCCATGTAATCATATAGTCTTGTCAATAAATCAATTAATTCAATTTTGTTTGCCATAATTTTTTAATGTTTTTTTATAAATATTAGTTTACCATTAATATGTTTGACTTGGTTTTGAATAATTTGGAACCAGTCTTTAATAAATCGTTTGATAGACGAGGGGTAACAGTAACAATGAATTTATTTGTTTTATTTGTAAACTGTTTAAGTTTTTGAATCACCTCAGAATTTTCACTTATGGTGGTGTAAACAACAAATGAGTTATCGATTATTTCATATGTGGGTTTAAACGTTGAGAAATTAAATAAACCACTACCACTTCCATCTTGTTCTTCGGTTGTGAAAGTATGAACAACCTGTCCGTTTTCGGTAATGATATCCATTCTTTCAATTAGGTTTATGATTGTCTTTTGGTTTGCGGTTTGACTTATTTTAGATAAATCCTCACCGGTTGAACTTTTAATTTGTACACCTAATTTCAAATCACCACCACTATATGGGTTTGGTGCAATAAATGGTGTAATCTCAGCGTTTTCCGCCCACTCTAAAAATGGTGTGTTTTCTTCAGGTGTTGAAGTTGGTTGTTCGTACAAACCTCTTATGTGTTTTCTGTCCCCTTCGGATATGATAATTCTTTGTCCCATGTATATAAATATTTTAAGAACACATTGGTATTTGTTTAATACCGGCACTTCCAAATATGTCCGATATGATGGAGGTTAATAACGCTCCGTTTTGTTTGGTTCTAATGTGGGCATATAATTTGTCCACCATTTCTTTTGAGACACTTACGTTACCACCAATTAGTTTCATTAAAAGTGGCATACCACCTGTTTTTTGTTGTTTCCAAGTATCGTAAACATACTTAATAGACTCACCTTCACTCATACCATTATCTGCCGCCATTCTTGCAACCAAATCGTCCACCAAACCAAAAGTCGGTTGGAGTTGATTGTCCAATGATTGACACAGTTTTGACCTCTCAATGTTTTCCATTAAAGATGTCATGGATTCAATCATATTGTGTACGGTGTCCTTATATGTGAAGAAATTAAATGGTTTACTACTGGTTTGTTCGTATAAACCTTTTATACGGTTTTTATCTTCTTCTGATATGATAATTCTTTGTCCCATGTTTACAAATAGTTTTTATTTACGCATTTCTTCCCAAATCTTTCTCAACATCTCATTGTTCTTTTCGATTCTACGAGATGTCTTTTTTACTGATTTTCTACTTTTGGGTTTGGGGTGTTCTTTTCTTGCCTTTGCCATGATTATTTCTTTTTAATCTTGACCCATTTCTTCATCTTTATTCAAGATGATACTTTCAAGACGTTCACAAAACATTTTCAAAAACATATTCTTAATAGACCCTTTTTGTTCAGGTCCGGCAAATCTTGAATATTCGTTCATTAACATTTGTGAAACTTTAGATGCGGCTTCTTCTGCTGCCATCATGGCGTAAGTTCCTGGTAACATGGATTCAGAAAGATTCGATTCTTTAATAACCTTTTTTATCACCTTTATCAATTCGGCTTCGGTTAATTTTATACTTTTTTTCATATTAATCTTTATTTCCAATAAATATTACGTTTTAAGAAAATTCCCGGTTCCGGCGTACGAGGTTCATAATTTCTGACTGATTATAATATTTATATAGAAAAAAAACATGGGAAAAGTAATAAGACTCACTGAGTCGGATTTAGTTAATATTGTCGAATCAGTTATCAACGAACAGAAAACCTATGTCACCAATTATGATGGTAAGTACGATTACATGAAAGATGGTGACAACTACTATTATAAATTAAAAAACCAAAAAACATATAGATTAGCCACCGGTACGGGAAAAGAAGCAATCAAAACAAAAGTATTCGGTTCAACAAAACCGGTGGAACCTGTGAAGAAATTTACGGGTTTAAATACGGGTAGACTTGGTCAACAAGGAGGTTATGCTGGATATCAAGACAATCTACAAACCAAACCAATTGTTGTAAATCCAGTTGATAAACAAAAATCAGAATTGGAAAAGAAATCCGAAACTGTAGGTACAAAATATAACTATACCCCAAGAATCGATGCTGAATTAACATACATTGAAAAAAGAAAATTAAACGACAAACCGTTTTTCGTTTACGACCCAAAGTACAATTTGATATATCTTTTTGATACAGGTAGTAAATACGTACTTCACACCCAAGTTGTTGATGGTGCTAATGAACAAAAATCAATATCAGATAGTAAAAGTTATACTCACGCGGATTGGTGTAAAAATAGTCCGGTACCCGGTGATGACGCAAAAGGTCAAAAATTAGAAGCGTCTCCTCGTCTTTGTACCGCAAGTAATTTTACAACAAAAGAATCCTGTGTAAAAGACTCAAGAAGAAGATGGGATGAGTCATCAAAAATATGTATAGCCGATGCTGCTTATTTTGTTGTTGACCACTACAAAGAACGTTTTTTAGCAAAGGGCATTTATAACATATCAAGTTTAGGTAGTAATACGGGATATACTGGTAAAGGTAAAAATGTATTCAATTTGAAAGACCAAGGGGGTAAACAAATGGCTGCCGCGATTCACGGTATTCCCAATATTGAAGGGAGACTAACAGCCAGTGAAGATTTAAGAAACGTATTAAAAGCCGACTTATCTGCGGGTAAGGTACCAAAAGAATATTTGAACTCAATTAAATTAATCGCAAATGCGAATCAAAGTTATGGATGTGTTGGGGTTCCCGCTAAATTCATTGAAGACCCAAGGGTTCAAAAATTAGCCAAAGGTGCAAGAGTATTTGCAATGGGTGATAAAGGAACAAGTTATCTCGTTCAAAACGCACCAACATATTTCGAACAATTGGGTGGTGATGGTGAAGTTTGTAAAAGTCCTATGATGTTAGCCCAACAATTGAGTGGAAATGATGAAACTTCAACCATGGCTGAAAGTATTATTAGTGAATCTATCAAAAAGGTATTATCCAATGTACTATCAAACTTTAAAGCCGAAGCAAATGTTGAGGATGATATGGTAATGCAATTCCGTGTTAAAGGTCTTAGTTATATAGACGGAGAAGTTGGTATGACCATAGAAGACCCAACCACTAAAAAAGATTTAATTGTTTGGAATTTCCAAGGACCAATCCGAGATAGTCAAACCAACAAAGTTGTATATAAGAGGTCGGTCTTTAAAAATATCAATAAGAACAATTACGAACAGATTGCAAGGACATATAAAATTCAGATGGTATCAACCTAAGGTTACATACCAATAATCTGTTTACATCTATCACACAACCACATCTTTTCTCTATCAACTTGTTTGATTGTACCATTGGCATCATTCATTAAACATTCAGGATGATTTGTACAGTGGTCCAAACCTAAATTGTGTCCAACTTCATGTATGGACACTTTTTTTATTCTCTCCTTAATTACATCCACACTAACATTACGTTTCATTCTGAACGTTGATACCACACATACACTACCAGGTCTGTAACCCAATCCTAACACACCCCATTCAGGATATCCACGACTTGGTGTTGCAATATCCTTCTCGGTTAAAATTAGATAGTTATCTTTCCCTCTATATTGTCTTAGTATCTTATTGGCAGAATACCTTGTTTTACTTTCGGCCAAAAGATTATTGGTTAAAGGGTCCTTAGGATTTACAATACATTCAAAACCATAAAAAGATTCCACGGTCTTTTCTACCAATTCCAAATACTCTTGTTTCACATCACCCATTGGTTGTATGTAGATAACCTTATTTGGTTTTATCTGTTGAACGATTGTTTGACCTTTGGTGGTAAATGAAAGTACCGCTCCGATTGTTCCCAATACCAAAAGTGGTAATAAATAAAAAACTTTTTTCATGACTTCTTTCCTTATGTTGATACGAAGTTATGATATCTTTTTGAATATTCCAAATTTTTTGAAAAATTTTCCGGAAATTCCAGAAACGGTTTTTGACCTTTTTTCAGATTTTTAGATTTTTTCCCAAAATTTTTTTTTCAGAAAAGGGGGTACTTTCCGATTTTTCAGATTTTTTCCGGAAAAATTTCTGTTAAGGTATTGTCCCCCCTCTACAGACACCCAAAATACCCTATATTAAGGGGGGATACGGGAGGGAGGGGGGTATGGTTTGAGGGGAGGGGGTAGGTATAGGGGGTATGCCAAACAATTTGTGGGATGGGGGTCGTCAGGTTCAGGGTGGTCAAAATCCACATTCAGGATGTGAATAACTTTCACTTGTATTATTTTAAAATTGTTATATCTTTGTACCCACAAACCAATTAATAAAAATATGGACACACAAAAAGTTAAAAACTTGGTTAAAAGTAAAATTGACCAGTTATTGTCAAACCAAATTGACTACGAGTGGAATGGTACTGATTTCACGAATGACCTAACAAATGAGTTGTACGATGAAAAAAACGAAAAGAACGTAACCCTTGTACACACAAGACAAAAGGTTATGTTGGATTACAAGTTGTACGAAACCTTTGTTAATCACTTGACCGAAGTTGTAATGTCGGGAATTGAAGAGGGTGAAGAAGATTAAACACCACACCGAAAGTCCTCACCGAAAGGTGGGGATTTTTTTTGTCCAAGAAGATTTGTGTGAACTTGAGGAGATGGTTCAGGTGGAAATTTGATTGGCGAATAGACCATAATTGCACCGACTCGCCAACCAATTTTCGGATACGGACGACAGGTGGTCATCGGGTTCGTGGTAGTCTGGCGAAATAAATAAAAAAAAGTTTTGTTTATATGAAATAGTGTTTTATATTTGTGTATTCCTAACAAACTAAAAAATAAAAGTATGAACAAAGAAATCAAAAAAGTAACGAAGTCCGAAATCATCAGTATCATCAAAGAGATTGAGGAAAAAAGTCCTAACACTTTTGTAGGGGTAAAAATGAAAACCCTTTACAAAGAAGTTTTACAAAAGACAAAGGACACCAAAGAATTAAACCCTTACTATAAGGAAATCTTTAAGGTATCATCTAAAACTTATCGTTTGGTAACTGACTACGAAAAGAGGGTACACAACAACCTTATGAAAGAGGGTAAAGACCCGAACACCTTTAAGGTTGAAAGTCCAACGGGTAAAAAACATATCAGTAAATCATTACTGACTGACACCGACACCGAAACAAAAACCTACCTTATGGTAGAGTGGTTTCCCGAAATCAAAGGAACAACGGAGTACGAATTTCGTGGTAACTCAATAGACAAAACATTGTTTGAAAAGTGGATAAGTGATAGAAAGAGTAGTAACGAAAAACAAGGTTTGGATAGAGAGGTTAAACCGATAACACCCGACCTTGACAATGTACTTGAAATTTCGGTAAACGGAGATAGGTACGAAATTGTAAAGGAGTAACACACACCGAAAGAAAAACCGAAGGGGGTACGAAAGTATCCCCTTTTTTTGTGTGTGAAATTTTCCGAACCCCGTGAACCATCGGGAATGTTGTTTGGCGGGAACGAATAAAAAAAGTAAGAAAAAATTTGGGAACAGAATTTCACCCGGGCTGCGCTGTTAGATATTGTTTGGCGAGTTTGTTGCAAATGCGCCGACACGGACTAAAACCGCCAATCTAATTTCCCTCATGCGCAATTGCTCGAAGGAGAAGTTGCTAAATGCTTTAGGTGTTGCTAAAACCGCCAATCTAATTTCCAACCATGCGCTGTTGCTCGAAGGAGAAGTTGTTGGTGTTATCAAGTTGGCAAAATAGATATAAAAAAATGTTGTTTATATTGAAACTTATATTATATTTGTATCGTTAAACCAAACAAAAGAAACAATTATGAAAAAGTTATTTCCTTACATCGCAATCATCGGGTTCATTGTTTACTCAATGTGGGTATCATTAACTTGGGATATTCCCGTAGACAATCAAATGGGTATGTTCTTATTTTCTTGTATGGGTATTGGTATGTTCTTTATCATTTTGTTTGAGGACATCAAAAATTACATCAAGAGTAAAAAGAAACCACAACCTCAAAGGTTCTAAAAATTCCAAAATGGTAATTAACCCTCAACGAAAGTTGGGGGTTTTTTATTTACACGAGGTTCTGTGGTGGATTTGAGCAGCGTAGAAAATTGTTTGGCGGGGTATTACACATTGGTATTATCGTATTACGCTCGCCAACCAAAAATCAAAATCCGTCTTCTGTCCCTCGACATCTTGTATCGTAAGTTGGCAAAAAAAATATAAATTTATTTGGAATATCCGTTTAATCATATTATATTCGTATTGTTAAACCAAATAAAAAGAACAAGTATGAACAATTACAAAGACATTGAAGAAATCAGAGATTTTATTCAAGGAATGACACACTCCGCAAAAGTGAGTACCGAAGAAATGTTGGGAACAAACGATAGTGTACCCAATGTAAAAATGTACCTTTTGAAAAAAGTAAACGAAGAAGGGGAAACCGAGTATGGTGTTGGTGGTGGACCAGTACCAAACGACCCAATCGGTAGAATGGTGTACGACCGAGTTGTTCCACAAATCATTGAAAGGGATGGACACGAAATTTTGTGTAGTGTTGAAACAACCTTTGACAAGGGCGTTTTGAATGTTGAGTTCCACAATTTTGTAACCGATGAAAAACATCAAGAGGTTTTTGATTTTTATAAACCTTACCAAGTTTCCGACCTTATGAAAAATCTTTGTTTAAATTGAATTTAGTTTGTTGGTTCAGACTAACCCTCATCAGTAATGGTGGGGGTTTTTTATTTGTTTCCCTTATTGATAAGGTGAACATTTCAGGACTTGAGTCAGGGCCCTGAAGGAAAATTGTTTGGCGCCGTATGACAAATAGTGAGTATCGTATTACACCTACGCCAACCAATTTTTGGATACGGACGACGGTTCTGAGAAAAATAAAAATAAATTTGGTATATAAGAAAAATAGTTTTATATTTGTATAGTTAAACCAATAGACAAAATCATGAAAGTTATCTCATCTCGTATTACGGAACAACCAAAGAGTTTGTTCGACCCGATGCCCCAAGTGTGGGTTACAATGGAAAATGGACAAGAAGAATTTTTGTTCGACTACTATCCCGATGAAATCAGTTTCACTCCCAACGAATTTGTGGGATTGACTATTGAGGAATGTAGACACCTCAAATTTGTCAAAGACAAGAAATACCTGACCTCCTGACGGGAGATGTTGGAATTTGATTGGCAAAAAAAGATTTGGAATATAAAAGAAATAGTATTATATTTGTATCGTTAAACCAATAAAACAAAAAAGAAATGTCAAGAGGAATTTTAATCGACGTAGAAAACAAAACAATTTCCGAAGTTGAAGTTGTTCGTGATGAAACTGGTAGTCAGTTACCAAGTATCTATGGACACTTAAAGTGTTCTATTTTTGAGATTGTTAGTTACAACAACGAAAACGATGTGTATGTTGATGAAGAAGGTATAATGAGTGTTGATGAAAACACAAAGTTTTTCAAGTTGAAAAATTACCGACAACCTCTATCGGGTAATGGGTTGATAATGGGTTACGATGATGAAACGGGTGAAAATGGTGATACCAAACTTTCACTTGAAGAAGTCAAAGAACAAGTAACATTTATGTCCGCGTTTGACGTGGCGTTAAAAGAAAGGTTTGGTTCATATTAGGTTTGGTTTAGTTAGGTGGAAAGTCCTCGGCGAAAGTCGGGGATTTTTTTTGCTCGGATGTGTGCAGTGGAGCTGCACAGTTGCAGCTCGGAATTTTGGTTGGCGTTGTATGACACTATCATACATTGTATTACACCTACGCCAAACAATTTTTCGGATTTGACGACAGGTGGTCATCTGTTTCGTGGTAGTTTGGCAAAATAGATAAAAAAAAATATACTCAAATGTTGTGTATATTAAAATTTGATTTATATTTGTATTGTTAAACCAATAAAACAAAAAAAACAAAATGGAAAAGTACATTGATTTCTCTATCGACTACGATGGTAATTGTGAATGTGTTGATGATTTCCTCGTTAATAACGAAGAAGTAACTATTGACGATTCGGATGTTCAACCTCTAATTGAGAAGTTGGAACAACTTGAAGGGTTTTTTATTTCCGACCACCGAACCCAAGTCCGTATTTGGTGGAACGAAGATGGAACTATGGATGTCCGTTTTCGTTATTTCAATGAACCCGATTGGGGGGAATTTGATGATTACGAACTATTGGGTATCCCACAAATTGAGTTTGAACCCGAAGTTTTTTAACAACGAACCCTCACCGAAAGGTGGGGGTTTTTTTATGACCTGAAGAACTTGAGTCACGGTTCAGGGTGAAAATTGGTTGGCAAGAAAGATATAAAAAAATTTGGATTATACGAAAAAATGTTTTATCTTTGTGTTTCACCAAAACTAATTAAAATGACAAGACAAGAAGTTGTTGGTTTAATTTACCAACATATTCAAACCGAAAACGAAATGGGTTTACCACCGAATAGAAGTTGGGAAGGAATTTTTGAAGGTGATAATGATTGGGTAGATGAATGTATTAAGAGTGGATATACACTATTTCAATTACAGAATGAATTGTTCAACGAAGCGATTCAAATTTTTCGGGATAGTGAAGAAGAGTAAAGACAAGACCTCAACGAAAGTTGGGGTTTTTTTATGACCTGAAGTCCTGAGTCACGGTTCAGGGTGAAAATTGTTTGGCATCCACTTTACAGATTAGTAGGTTTTTACTTTACAGATTGTAAGAACGCCAACCAAAATTTTCCCGACGCAGCGGTTCTGAGATGTTACCGAATGGTAAGTTACTATTTGGTTAGTTGGCAAGAAAAATAAAAATAAATTTGGTAGAATAAAAAACTCGTTATATCTTTGTATCATAAAATCGACAAAATAATGAAAACACTTGTAATTCATCCAAAAGACAAATCGACACAATTTTTAGATATTGTGTACGAACCTATACCGAATAAGACAATTATCACGGGTGGGGTAACAAAAGAAGAAGTTAGAAAACTTATCGACGCCCACGACAGAGTAATAATGTGTGGACACGGAGCACCTATGGGATTGTTCTCGGTTGGACAATTTCCTGGTTCAAATGGTTTCATCATTGATGAAAGTATGGTGTACCTATTAAAAGAAAAAGACAATTCAATTTTTATTTGGTGTAACGCGGACAAATTCGTTAATCACTTTAAGTTGAAAGGTTTTTATTCGGGAATGTTTATTTCCGAAGTAGGGGAAGCGTACTATTGTGGTTTACCTGGTACCGAACAAGAAGTAGTTGATGAAAGTAACTATGGTTTTTGTGAACTTTTATCGGAGTGTATTAACGAACCACAAGATAGAATGTACGAAATCATTAAAAAGGAATATGGTAAGATTGCGGAAGAAAACCCAGTCGCACTATACAACCACAACCGCCTGTACTTGTCGATTTAATTGGTTTAACTCGGTTGCGGTGGAAAAGGGTAGCAGAAATGTTACCCTTTTTTGTTGCGTTTTAGTTTCACCTCACAGCACGTGCTGTATCCTAAATTTGGTTGGCACTGTATGACACTCAATAAAGGCGTATTACACTATATGTTTTGTTTAATCTTTCGGTCAAAACATTAAACAACACGCCAAACAATTTGTGGGATGGAGACGACAGGTATGAAAAAAAATTTGGATTATACTGAATATAGTTTTATATTTGTATCGTAATACATAATTACTATGAGTAAGAAATCAATCCCAACGGAAATCAAAGTCGGTGTTTACTATTACATTGATGATGAAACTAAACAACCAATCTTTGATACCGATGAAATGAGAAATGAGTTTGAACAAAAACTTAAAGAAATAGAAGATGAAACCGAATTTAACTATGAAGAATGAAACCCTTAATGGATTAAGTGTGAGACACGTCGCACAAATAGTCCGTAGGAAAATGTTACAGAAGTCGAAACCTTCGGCGAAGGCGTACAGACGAATAAAGTTTGGCAAAAAAGATTTGGTAAACGAATAAAATTGTTATATATTTGTATAAACCAATAAATAATAACGACTATGTATCAAGATTTTGACAACCCACGGAGTTGGGACAACCTCGGAAAAATGGTGTGTTTTCACGGACGTTACGACCTTGGAGACAAACACGACTACAACCACAATAACTACAATGGTTGGGAAGAAATGAAAAACGCAATCATCAAAGAAGAAGATGTTTGTGTTATCTTACCTCTTTACTTGTACGACCACTCGGGAATTACAATGAACACAAGTCCGTTCAGTTGTCGTTGGGATAGTGGACAAGTTGGTTGGTACTTTGTTTCAAAGAAGAAAGTCCGTGAAGAATATGGAGTAAAGAAAATTACCCAAAGTCTTATTGACAAAGTAACCGAAGTGTTGGAGGGTGAAGTAAAAACTTACGACATGTACCTCACGGGTGAATTGTACGCAGAAGAATACGAATAGATTTTGTTTGGTTAGGTGAAAAGTCCTCGGCGAAAGTCGGGGATTTTTTTTTATACCAGAATTCGCCCAGCCCACGCCTGGTGGGGATTTTGTTTGGCGGATAACCTATTATATTTAAGTGTTTTATGTGGTCAGCCAACCAAAATTTTTACGACGCCGGGTGAAACAGTAGATGGTGTTATTGGATATTTTAAAATAAATTTGGATATCATAAAATGAATTGTATATTTGTATTATGAAAAACTATAACGACATATCATTGAATACCGATGAGGAAGTAATGAACTACCTAAAAAAATCGGAAAAAGAAGGTAAAGTGTGTGACATCATTGAAACTGAAAATTATATTTCGGTTGATGTTGAATGGGCATACAACTTTGAAGGTCACAAAGTGGAGAGGAGAAAATTTATCTATCTTCTTACTCGTTCTAACTTTCAATTTAACAAAACAATATCGCGTTATGTTAGAGAAAAAGACGAAATAAGATTCAGAAGAATTGAAAAAGAGTTCAAACGAATATTCAGATTGACATCAATTTGATTGGCAAAATATCCTAAAAAAAATTTGGATATCATAAAATAAGTTGTATATTTGTATTAATAAACTAATACAGATATGAAAATAAACGAAAAATTAATCGGAAAAAGAATTCGTCTCGTTTCAATGGAGAACGACCCTAACCCCGTTGAGGAAGGTTCAATGGGAACAATTTATCATGTTGGTCATGGTGTTATCAATGTCCGTTGGGATAGTGGTAGGACTCTTGGTGTAGTTGAGGGTGAAGATGAATATGAAATCATTGACACTCCCGACACTTATTTACCACCCAACAATTTTCTTGTCTTTTCGGGAAATATCTGAGGAGATGGTGAACCGCCGATTTTGATTGGCACAATCGTTTGTATATTCCAAAAATTCATTTGTATATTTGTCCAATAATTAAAAAAACAAAAAATGTTAATTAAACTCACTTATCAAGGTAAAGGAACCCCAACACTTGTCAATCTACAAAATGTCAAAAACATTTTTAGTATCTTGGATAAAAGAAACGACAAGATAGCAACGAAGATTGAATACATAGATGGTACATATGTCAATGTTGAAGAAGACATTAAAACCATTTATGAAATTCAGTGGAAGATGATGAATGGAAGTTGTGATATGGACTTTGAAGTTCCATCGGTTGATGAAATGATTAATAACTCATACTACGAAAATGGTGGTAATGGAGACCGCCATTGGAATGGTCAACGAACCAACCAACCTCGTAAAAGAGTTTACCGAGACAACTACGATAATCAAAACAATTATTGATATGTTAAAGGAAATGTTTTCAACTTTCAAAGAAGTTTACCAAGAAGACCGAAAGGAATTTTGGGATGGAATTTTGGGTGGCATTGTAATACTTATGTTTTTCCTATTGACAATGTTTGTTTTAATTCCTATATTTGGTTAAAGTGTAATACACTTGATTTGTCGTTCATAGATTAGTTTTATTTGGTTAAGGAACCCTCACAGAAATGTGGGGGTTTTTTGTTTGCTAAAAAAATTCGTCGCCGGCAAATCCCGTGTTCAATTTAGTTTGGCGGGTGTATGACAGATGCCAACCAATTTCTGAGATGGTACGGTGAATTCTGGGGTCAGAAAAAAAAAATAAAGATTTATTTGGATTATAATGAAAAGTGTATTACATTTGTATCAAATTAAAAAACATCCATATGTCACAAGAAAATCGCACACAGCAAGTTCTCAACAAAGTCGGCCTAAATTGGACCGTAAGAGAAGAAAGTATCACTACAGAAAGTGGTATCATTGTTCCTAAGAGTAAAGCAATCATCCGTGAGGACACAAACACTGTTTTGTCTGTACATGGTGATGGTTACTTTCCTTATCAAAATCATCAGATGGTTGATTTACTAGACAAGGTATCTCAACAGGTTGGTTTACCAATTCACAAAGGTGGTTACTTTGGTGGGGGTGAGAAAGTATACCTTCAATTGAAATCAAATGATTTGAAATTGGGCAATGACAGAGTTGAGGGTTTCATCACTGGTGTGAATTCCTTCGATGGGTCAACTAGTTTGGCATTCGGTCCAAGTAATATTACAATCAGTTGTCAGAATTCATTCTTCGCAGCGTTCCGTAACTTGAATGCGAAAATTCGTCACACCAAAAACATGGAGATGAGAATCGATGATATCTGTCGTGGTTTGGAGGGGGTACTCGTGGAAGAAAAAGAAATGTTCGAAGACATTAAGAAACTTTCTGAAACGAAGATGACCAAGAAACAAGAGGATTGGGTTACACGTACATTGTTCAATATCATGAAAGATGTTGATTTGAATAGTGACAAAGATGTGTCGACCGTGACTCGTAATCGTCTTTCTCGTTTCTACGTAGACCTTAATGGTGAAGTAAAAGAGAAAGGTGATAACCTTTGGGGATTGTTCAGTGGGGTTACTAAGTACACCACACATTCCTTAAGTAAAGGTGATAACTCTGAAAACAAGATGTTTGGAACCTATGGACAAAGGGAACGTCAAATTTTCAAAGAATTGGTTGAGTTGGTTTAAGATTGGTTAGGTACTCAATTAATAAGAACCCCACAGAAATGTGGGGTTTTTTATTGCTCCAAAGTTGATGGTGAGCTACGCGCAAACAGTGAAAATTGTTTGGCAAACTCTAAACCCAATAAAATCAATACTTTGGGTTCGAGCCAACCAAAATCGAGGGCTGCGCGCAACCAGGAGATGTTCATGTATCTTCCCAGAATCTAAATGGTTTCTCTTGATAATCTTCTTTTAGTTGTCTTCTTAACTCATAACAAAACAATATAATGACTAATACGAACTCAACTCCTAATGTATAAAGTATCCCTTCTATCATAATAATAAGTATCCAAGATGGTGATGATGCAGCACAGGATAACTTTTGTTTGGCAAGAAATATAAAAATAAATTTGGATTATACAAAATATAGATTTATATTTGTGTTCTAAATTAATTTATATGGTTTTAGAAAAACTAACTATCGGTAATGTCTACTATGTAAAACACATAGGGAATGTTAAGTATTTGGGTAAGTGGAAAATGGATTACTATGTAGAGGGTGAAAAAGGTATTAAAGGAATGAATACCTTTAAGTTGTTGTCGTTCAGAGGTAATCAACTTCTTTCATTAACCAAAAAAGAAATTGTGAATGACCTATTAGATATTGTACGAAACGAATGACGAAATCACCTTCACGGGTGATTTTTGTTTGGCGAAAAAAATAAAAAAAAAATTCACTTATACAAAAAATAGATTTATATTTGTACCATAAAACAATCTAAAAATGAAAAACAAGAAAGTAACTCCGAAGAAAAAACACACACTCTTAAAGGGTGAGGGTGTTAACCAGCACACTCTGTATGGTGATTTCATTGTTGATGAAACACAAACAGATTTCGCAGAAGTTGAAGTTAGAAAGGATAGTGTATTAAGACACGAACAACCCGATGGAAGTTTCTCAAACGAACACAAACCACTCAAAGTTGAGCAAGGTGATTGGGTTATGGGAAAACAAGTTGAGTACAATCCGTTTGAAGGTACTATCACTCAAATTTGGGATTAACTATGGCGAACCCACTAATTCACTCAAAGAGCAGCGTCAAGCGTTGGGGTGGTAAGGTAGAAGATTATTTACCTATCCACGAACTTATTGATAGTCCGAAAGCGACAATGAACAATAATAGTTCTCGGTTACTCACCCACAACACTTGGTTCGCATACACTATCATTCCAAAAATCTTCGGTTACAACATTACTAATAGTGATGGTAAGTCAGTTGATGTTGTTGATATTGCGATGTTACATATCGCAGAAGATTTTAGAATGAAGTTCGTTCCAACCCCACAAGATTACCTTAAACATTTAGAGGTTCAACCCTGGATGTGTAATGGGGTAAAAGATTTAGACAACCCCGAAGCGTACGAAGTAGTTAAACAATTAAACCAAAAAATCCACGAATATGCAAACTAATGAAGCAATCGCACTCTGGAAAGAGTTAGGTATTACAAGCGCAACTATGGAATTTAGTTGTGGTGGTGATAGTATGAATGATTATCACTTTAATTTTTACAATTCAGAAAACAAAGATGTTGAGAGTGGTGAACTTGATAGTTTCTTTGATGATGATGTTTTCCGTAGAGTAGAATTTTATGTGAACTCTGACGGACACTACATTGGTGAATTTGGAAGTGTTGAGATTACACTTGATGAAGATGATGAGGAAAACCCCACTTTCTCGTATTACAAATCTGCACAGGCGGAATGGTCAGAGAGTTTTACAGAAGAAGTTGTTGTTGAACTCACAGAAAAAGAGGTTGAGTTTATTAGAACCAAAGTCCTTAATTTGGTTGGCAGTCAAGACGGAAGTTCAATTAACTACAAAGGTGATTGTATTCTCAATGATGAGGAAGAACAGATTTCTGATACATTATTGGAAAAGATTACTGATGTTGTTGAGAACCACGAATTTGAAAACGCAGACGGCGAACAAGAGGATTGGTTTCAATTCAACACAGAAGAAGTGGATAGTGATGTATTACCTAAAATTGTAGATAACACATTATTCGTTTCACTAACAAGACAATTTTTGGTATTGACTGAAAGTGATATGTAAACAATTAAAAAGTAAAAGAAATGAAAATCATAATTGAAAACACTCGTTTTGACTACAACATTGGTTGTCGTTTATTAAAAACAAAATATCGTAATACACCCTTTAATGGTTTGGAAGATATTTGGGAAGATATTGTTCCTATTACTTTCAAAGAAATTACAACCGAAATTCAAAACATTGAACAGAGGCGTATCGCCGTAGGTTGTTTGGGTTTGGAAAACATTTACAAAGAAGTGAACCCCACACTTATTAAGTCCGAAACGATTTCAAAAGAAACATTTTGGGTTGGTGAGAATGGTGAACTCATTAAGAAAAACTTTGAGGACACCTACGAACTTTATGAAGTAAAAGGAAATGTTTGGGGTGAAGGTGCAGAATTTGGTTGGCGTAGACCAGATAATGTTCACTTTGTAAAGTGTAAGGACACCTCAACTGATAGGGAGTATTTTATTTGGGTGGACGCACAAAGTGTTTATCGTACTAACAACAAAGACAAATGGTTGAGTAGTAGTGAGAACTTTGGTGAAAAGATTACCCCTATTCAAGCAATCGCGTGGACAATTCAAACAGACATTAAAGAAGGTGGAATTGAGAAAATTGTTCGGCAAGGTGATTGTGTTCTTATTAAGAAGAAAAAGAAGTGTGAAAGTGGTTCGGTTAGACACTTGACCGAAAAAGAATACCGAAAACTATTGGTCGCAGAGAGTTAGTTGTTTCATTTTTATTGGTTAAAACCCTCACTCAAAAGGTGGGGGTTTTTTATTGCTCCGAAGTTGCTGCTGGTTGCGCTGCTGTTCGTGATTTTGTTTGGCATTCTGTAAACCCAATAAAATCAATGGTTTGGGTTCGCCAACCAAAATCAAGGGCTGGTTGCTGCTGTTGCACAACTGGTTTTTTCTAGTCATTGCTTCTGGTTTTACTGGTTTCCTGCTGCGGGGACCTGGAATCCACCAAATTGTTTGGCAAAAAAAATAAAAAAATTATTGGATTATATTCTATATACTTTTATATTTGTGGTGTTAAATTAATAAACATATGTACACGACAATTAAAGATTATTATTCCTTCTTGAAAAAACAAAAAGAGGAAAAAGAGAATGAACTTTCTAAGATAAAAGAAAGTGTTAACCAACAAATGGATGTTTTTATGTCCGAACATGGTTGGACACGAAAGGGTAAAGTTCAAACCAAAAAGTATACTCAAAAAGTAACTTACACCAAAAAGTTCAATGGTAAGGATATCGTAATTGAGTATCGTGGTAACTACCAAGATGATTTTGTTGATGGTGGTTGCCCCGAGTTCGTACACGATAAATCAATACCTAATTGTGTTGAGAAATTTCAAATGGGTTACTTTCATTGGAACGACCAAGACACAAGTGGTTGGAGTTTAGATGTGGTAATGGAACGAATGGAAGTGTTCTATAACAAGTACACCTCGTAAGAGAAACCCCGAAAGGGGTTTTTTTATTTCTCAGGACTCTGAGTCACGGTTCAGGACGGAAATTAGATTGGCAAGAAAAATAAAAAAATATTTGGATTATATTAATTACTGATTTATATTTGTATTATAAAACGACAAGACAATGATAAAATCTATTGATGAAAAACAAGGAGGTATTGAGATTGACCTCACAGGACCTGATGGGAACGCGTTCGTTCTTATTGGTCTCGCCTCAAAATGGGCGAAACAACTCGGTTTGGACTCCAAGAAAATTCAAGAGGAGATGATGAGTGGGGATTATGAGAATTTGATTGGCGTGATTGAAAAGTATTTCGGTGACTATGTAACTCTTTATCGTTAATCATATGGCACAGAAAATTCAAATTTTATCCCCTGATGGGTTCACACTCGAAAGGGATGTACCTTACTACAAGTCGCACAGAGCGGCGTGTAAGGCGTTCGAACAATGGAAGAAAGGGTACGAAACTCAAGGGTATTATTCTTCCGTAAAATATGGTCGCATACCATTAGTTGACCTTGAGGATTATTGTCAATTAAATTATTTGTAACATGAAAAATTTCAGTCAAGTTTGTGTTTGGCCCGCAACTCTTATCGGTAAGTCCAACATTAAGGAATTCGAAAAGTGGTTAAAACAAGAATTCGGTGTTCGTGCAAAATATTGTGAGGAAGTAGAAACACTACCTACACCAGGCGAACCTGAAACGGGTGGAAGAAACGATGTGTTCTTTAGAGTCCATCAAGATGACATTCCAAAATTCGCAGTACCCCGTTTACAAATTGGTATTCGTTGGTGGGAGGATGTATTACTTAATGGTAATGGTGTTCTCTATCCCCAAGATATTTTGGAAAGATACCCGAAGACATGGTGAACAGTGAATATTGATTGGCAAAAATAACTTGTAAAAAGAAATAATCTTTATACCTTTGTAAAAAACCATTCGTATGACAAATCAAGAAATAACTACCCATTGGGTAAATCAAAGTGAGAAAGTCCTAAAGGGACGAGTTATCAAATCAGTTCGTTATCTTACCGATGAGGAAATGGAACTTATGGGTTGGTACAAGAGACCAATTTGTATTGAGTTGGACAACGGAACACTATGTATTCCTTCTATGGATGATGAGGGAAATGATGGTGGAAGTTTGTTCTACCAAGAAAAAGGTAAAGAACTTGATGTATTACCTGTAATCTAAAAACACTTGACAATGTAAAATATGATGTGTAACTTTTTATTGGATTACATTTCATAGTTGTAATTTGTGTTTGGTTTGACACACTAAAGGGGTTCTTCGGAATCCCTTTTTTTGTTTCTAAAATACTGAAAATCTTCGTTTTAACATACGCCAGGGGGAAAACTGGACGACGGCTGGACGATTTTGTTTGGCAAGAAATACTAGTATTCTTGGTGAATATCCTTAAAAGTTTTAGTATGTTTGTCATACACAAAGTCAAAGATGTATGTGGAAAAACTTTTTTGAAAAAACTTTAAAAAAAATTTGGAAAAAAAGAAAAACTATTATATCTTTGTACCCACATTAAATCTTTAATCTAAAATTAGAAACGAAAATGAGTACAAAAAATGTTCAAGTAAAGTTCACCCAAAATTTGGGTATGTTCAAACTTCACAATGTAAATCGTGAGGTAGACTCTCCACGCGTTAAGCGTATTACAGACTCGATGAAGAAGGACGGATTAAAACTCGTTCCAATCATTGTAAACTCCCAGTATGTGGTTGTAGACGGACAACACCGACTAACCGCAGCAAAAGAAGCGGGTAAAGGTATCTACTTTATTGTAGACAACTCAATCCCCAACACCACGAAAGGTATCTTTGAAGCCGCACGTAAGTTCAACCAGAACATGAAAGAGTGGGGTAAGAAAGATTACATTCATGGTTTTTCCGAACAAGGAAACAAATCTTACAAAACTTTGGAAGATTTTTCAAAAGAGTTTCCGATGTTTTCTTTGACCGAAAGAATTATGTTACTACAAAATTCTGGTACTCGTCATTGTGACAAACAAGATTTTGCGGATGGTAAGTTTGTTGTTGGTAATATGGAAACCGCCAAAGAATGGGCGAATAACCTACTCCAACTGAAACCTTACTTTGAAAAGGGTTACAACAAATCGGTATTTGTTCGTACTATTCTTACCATTATGGAAAAGAAACCCGATTTTAAGTTTGAAGAATTTTTACATAAAGTAAAACTTCGTCCAAGTTCAATCTATATGTGTGGTGATAAAAAATCATACGCGGAAATGATTGAAGACATTTACAACTACAAGCGTCGTAATGAGGACAAGTTGAACCTTCGTTTCTAACTTTGGATTAGGGTTAGTGATTGGGGTGACCGAAAGGTTACCCCTTTTTTTTGCTCAAAATTTCACAAGATGTAACATCCTGAAGACGACTCCAGATTTTGTTTGGCGGAGTTTTCAACACACAAATGTTTGTAATCCAATAAAAAAGACACTTTTTGTATAAGGTTTTGACAAAAAAGTTGAACAAAGTGAAAATATTTGTTGTTTATCGAAAATATTCTTATTACTTTTGTACTGTAATTCAAAAACTTGAATATGATAAAAAAACCAAGAAAGACTACGGCTAATTCTCTGAAGAAGTCTTTGCACGAAATTCGTGAATGCCTTAATGAGAGTTTACCAAACTTTGAGAAAAAGGAAATGGTGGGAATTAAATTTTCTCGTGTTGGTACTCGTTATCACATTGAAAATGCACCAGTTCCTCCTACCGATAAGATTGGTGTACAGCTTGAGCGTTCTTTCAATGATTTTATGCGTAAGCTGAAAGTAACTTATGGTGGAATGAAACTTGAAGGTTCGATGGTGTTAGGGACCAAAGACGATTTGTTTTTGGTTGGCTACAACAACTATGAACGTAAAGGTAAAAACCTCACCAAAAAGGGACATTCAATAGAAGGGGTTCTTTAGTTTAGTATATTGATTTAATGTTCGGTTCGAAAAACCCTCACAGAAATGTGGGGGTTTTTTATTGCTCGAATGTGTGCGGAGGAGCTGCACAGTTCGTCTATTAAATTAGTTTGGCGCCCGCCAAACAATATCGCCCTGGGAAGAACAGGTCCCTCCTGAAGAAAAAAAATAAAAATAAATTTGGAATATAAAAGAATTCGTTTTATATTTGTATTGTTAAACCAATATTATATGGAGTACAGAAATAAAACCCAAGCCAGAAAGGAAACTGGAATCAATTATTTAGGTTCAGTTAACCTGACATCAAAACACGCTAAGGCGTACAAGTATGATGAATTAACCTACAGTCTTTACCTCGCACCCGCGGACTTAAGTGGTTACGAAGTTTGCCCAATGAGAAACGCGGAGTGTACTGCACTATGTTTAAACGAATCTGGTATGAATCGAATGAACATGAGAGATGACATGATTACTGAGAGTAGAATTAAAAAAACAAAATTGTTTTTCGAACATCGCCAGTATTTCATGCAATGGATGGTTGCAGAAATTGAGGCGGCAAAAAAGAAGGCAGAAAAACAAGGTTATCACTTTAGTGTTCGTTTAAATAACACTTCAGACATTTCACCCGAATCTTTTCATATGGAGATAGATGGTAAAAGAAAAAACATTTTGCAATTGTTTCCTAATGTTATGTTTTACGACTACAGCAAAGTGGGTAAACGAATGGAGTTAGTTAAGAAGTATAAGAACTACGACTTAACATTTTCATTTAGTGGTACAAACTTTTCAGATTGTATTAGTATGTTGAACAATGGTATACGAGTTGCCGTTGTTTTCAAAAAAGAAATACCCAAAAAGTTTTGGGGTAGAAAAGTTATCGATGGTGACTTATATGATATGAGATATCGAGATGAGAACGACATTATTGTGGGATTAAAATATAAAGTCACACGAAAACGACCTCAAAAAGATAGTAAGTTTATAGTAGACCCCTCACAATGAGGGGTTTTTTATTGCTTGAAGATGTTGCGCGCATGATGCTGGTCATCGGAATTTTGTTTGGCATTCTGTAATCCTAATAAAATCAACACTTTAAGTTGTGCCAACCAAAATCACCTGGCTTCAGACTGGTTGCAACAGCCAGTTTTACTGGTCATTTTGCTGGTGACCCTGGTTAATCCAAAAACTTGGTTGGCAAGAAAACAATAAAAAAGATAAAAAATTATTTGGAATATAATAATAACAGTATTATATTTGTATCATAAAACAACATAACAATGGGACAATATTATAAACCAATCATTTTAGGTAACACCCCAAAAGAGGGTGAACACGAAACAGTTAAAGCGTGGATGTATTCACACGAGTACGACAACGGACTCAAACTGATGGAGCATTCCTATCAAGGGAACAACTTCGTTTCAACTTTTGAAAAACAATTAACCCGTAGAGGTGAACATTACAAAAGTCGTGTAGTGTGGGCGGGTGATTACGCAGGAGAAGAACCAGGTGTAAAAGTCATTTCGGAAGGGAAGGAGTACGATGCAAATTTGTATTCACTTTGTAATGATGAAAACCAAATCAAACCCAAAGTGTCATCAACGGATGAATACCCCTACATTGTAAACCACACCAAAAAAATGTTCGTGGATAAAAACAAAGTTCCCGAAATTCAAGGATGGGATGGTGTAAAAATTCACCCTTTACCACTATTAACTAGTGAAGGTAACGGAATGGGTGGGGGAGATTTTAGAGGTGATGATGAAAATGAGATTGTTGGTTCGTGGGCAAGAGATGTTATCTCGGTAGAAAAAGATAGTCCACTCGTAACCAATGGGATGATGAATTACACCGAATTGATTTTTGATTTGAAAGAATAAAAAGGTCCCCCGTCACAGGGGGATTTTTGTTTGGCAAAAAAACATTTGGAATATAAAAGAATTAGTATTATATTTGTATTATAAACCAATCAAGATGAGTAAAAGTATTAAAGTAAGGTTCAATCTCGGTAGAGGTAAGAACTACATGAAGTGGAAAGTACAACACCCTGATGGTAGTGTATTGTATTACAGTCCAACAGATAATCAGTTGGTCATGACAGGTTGCACATTTAAGAACCACAGGAAAACAGCACAGAAGATTTTCGATGGTGGTAATAAAACAGTATGTGCGTGGATACTTTGTAAGGACATCAAGATTTACACAGGTCAACCATACAAGGATGAAAGTCGTAGGGTTCGATACAATCCACGAGTTCAACCCAACTGGTTATTCGATGGTCACATCATGGACAATGATGGAGTACCACAATTGCACACCATCGATTACGGAGTGTACATCACGACAGGTGAAGGTGAAATTTAGTTTGGCCTAAAATAAAACAACATGGACTTAATTAAAGCACAACGGTTAGCAGAGAAGTTAATTCACAAACACAAGTTAGATGTTAAGGGGTGGACATTTGCGTATGACAATGCAAAAAGTAGGTTTGGGTGTTGTAAATACAGACCTAAACAAATTACACTATCCAAAGTATTGACATTACTTAATGATGAAAGTCATGTAAAGAATACTATTCTACATGAGATTGCACACGCACTTTGTCCTGGTCAAAAACATAACCATGTATGGAGGTCGAAAGCGATTGAAATAGGTTGTGATGGACATCGTTGTTATAGTAGTAAAGTAGTTGAAACACCCGAAGCAAAATATATTGCAACATGTGTTGGTTGTGGTAAGGTATCCAAAGCCCATCGTTTAAGAAGTAGGTCTTATTCATGTAGCAATTGTTCGGGTGGTAGTTACAACCCAAAGTACAAATTGGAGTTCAGACCAAACCCCATATTCACAGGGGGGATTTAGTTTGGCGACAAAGTTGAAAAAAAATTTGGTATAAAAGAAAAATTGTTATATCTTTGTAATACAATTAAATTAAAAAAGTATGGGATACACAACCGATTTCGAAGGTGGATTTGAATTCAGTCGTCCACTTACTAGTGATGAAAAGAATTACATCACCAAGTTCAACAACACTCGTAGAATGAAACGAAATGTTGAGAAACTCTATGAGTTATTTAAGGGTGAACACGGAAACCCTTTTCTACCAAAAGAAGAAACCTACGGAAACGATGGTGAATACTTTGTTGGTGGTAATGGGTTCGCAGGTCAAGACAAGGATGATAGTATTGTCGATTACAATACACCTCCAGGTCAACTAGATTTTCTAACAACTAACTACAACGAAAGGTGGACACAAAATGATTTGAGAACACGAGAGGGTAAATGTCAACCTGGTTTATGGTGTCAGTGGACTACGGATGAAAATGGAACTCATCTAATATGGGATGGTGGTGAGAAGTTTTACAACTACGTTGAGTGGTTGAAATATATCATCAATCATTTCTTTGAGAAGTGGGGTGTGAAATTAAATGGTGAGGTTTATTGGAAAGGCGAGGATGGTGAGGACATGGGTAAGATTGTTGTAAAGGACAACTGGGTCACAGTAAAATACGCGAGGATTACTTATGATTGATTGGTTTAAGGAGAGAACCCCACAGAAATGTGGGGTTTTTTATTAAAAACCTCGTACACATATATTATGGGATGGACATTGATTTAGGTTGGCAACAAAGTTGAAAATAAATTTGGTATAAAAGAAAAATTGTTATATCTTTGTATTACTAAAACATTTTATTATGTACAAGAAAAAAATTCAAGACCTACAAGAGGAAATAATCAAAAAAATTAAAAACAAATGTTCGACCATTATTGGTGAGAACCAACAAATCACATTTAGAAATGTGTTTGGAGTTTGGGTTACCGAAGGTATGTACGAAGATGATGGTAGAGTTCAATACGCGGCGTATGGAATATTACCTGATGGTACTGTGATGTCGGAAAGTTTTGGTGATAGTATAGAACTCTCGTTAGTTGAATTGGACATATATGAACTCGCACACATCATAGACATCCTTGAGTCGGATGACTTTACCGTCGAGGACATTTAGTTTGGCAACAAAGTTGAAAATAAATTTGGTATAAAAGAAAAATTGTTATATCTTTGTATTATGAAAAAAGAAAAAGTAATCCACTCGGTATCATCTCACTTGAGAGATAAGTCATATGAGATGAGAATTATTCAAAATGAGAATAATGTCAAATTGAAAATGACCTACGAAGCGTACAACGCACAAGAAAGGTTTACAGGTGAACAATTCATCAATGGTAAATGGGAACACACATTTGGAATGTTGGATTTGGGTGTTCTACCTGATAAGTCAATCTACGTGTGTAGTGAAGGAAAAAGAGAAGATAAGGCCGAAAAGTTATTTGGTCTTGGTACAAAATTGTTTAACATCTTAAATCAATAATACAATGGGATTAGACATGTATCTCAAGAAGAAAACCTATGTGAAAAATTGGTCACATATGGAACCCGAACAACTTCACAAGGTGACAGTTAAGAAGGGTGGGAAAGTAGTTAAGGAAATTCAACCCGACAGAATTTCATCCATCGAGGAACAGGTGGCGTATTGGAGAAAGGACAACCACATCCACGCATGGTTTGTAAACAATGTACAGGACGGTGAGGACGATTGTGGTGAGTATTATGTAGACCGCGAAAAACTCAAAGAGTTGGTGGATACCTGTGGGAAAGTTAGAGCAACCCTGAAAAATTCTCCGACGAAGAAGGTTCAGGTGAAAGTTGGTTGGCAAGGTGGTAAGGAATTGTATGAGGACATCGATGTCTACACCGACACCGAACTTGCGGAAGAACTACTACCAACCCAAGCAGGTTTCTTTTTCGGGGGAACTGAATATGATGAGTGGTATCTAAAAGGTTTAGAAGATACCATCAAACAAATCACTCCCTTATTAGAGGAAAAGGAAGGAGATTTCTACTACCAATCATCCTGGTAAAAAAATAAAAAGAGGATATCGTTTGGTAAAATGGTATCCTCTTTATACCTTTGTATTAATGAACAGCTTAAAATAGATAGATTATGCCGAACTGGTGTCAAAACTCAATAACAATAACAGGTACTGAAGAGCAGATTGGTTTGCTCACTCGTATCCTTAATGATGTTCCAAAGTCCGAACCTGAAAAGTGTATCGTGTTTGAGTCCTTAATCGGTCGTGAACCTGAAATTAGTAAAGAAGAATACGAACAAGGTGGATGGTATAATGCAAACACCAGTTGGTATGGTACCAAATGGGATGTGTCATACGCCGACTGCAACTTCACTTTTGAGAAGGATGTTATCTATATGTCACCTGATACGGCGTGGTCACCACCAATAAACTTTGGTGTTGTATTACACAAGATGTATGGTGTGGATGTGGAGTTGTTCTACTCGGAGGGTGGAAGTGATTTCTGTGGCAAAACAACCATTAATCAAAACGGAGTGGTTGAGGATGATTATGGTTATCTCGAAGGTAACTATCGTTTTGACGAAGAATACTTTTGGGAATCCCTTTTCCAAAATGAGATGGAATATGCAATCGATAACGAAACTAGTGTTGATGACTTCGTTGCACAATTCCCTTATGTGGATACGGAAGACGCAAAAGAAATCCGTAGAATATACGAAGAAGAACTAAAGGAAAAAGTAAAATAAATTCATATGGAAGATTTGAAAATATTATCGACAGCAGAACCTCAAGAAGAATTAACCTACCAAGAATGGGTAGACGCATTGAGAACTCAAGAGAATGTCATTGTTTCATCCAAATACCACGCAAGAACCATCGAGCAACGGATTAAAGTTGATGAAGCAATTCAAATGAAAAGAGAAATGGAAAACTCTGAAGTAAAATTTTCCGACGGGACAGCCGAACCCCGAATTTTGTTTGGCATGTTAAAATCTGTATTAAACTTCTTTTAAAGATTATGGGACGAGTAAATAAAACAATCGAGGGTGTCTTCATTGACATCGTAGGGTCAAAGAGTGAACTGAGTTCATATGACCAATTCATCAACCACGGTGATGGTAAGAAATATTCTAAGGAGCTTAAAGAGCTCACTGGTTTATATAAGAACTTAATCACTGAGAGTAAATTAACATTCGAAAAACTAGCATCACTCGAGGAGATTATAATCCAAATGAGAATTCGTGAGGACCTCAGTGATATCAAGTTGACTCAAGTTCGTGAGTACATCTACGCAAGGACTCCTTTCTACCGTAAGGATAAGAAGTCAAAAGATGTCCGTGTTATTGTCGACAAGATTGAGTTTCACCCTGAGGAGGATTTGGAGATTTTGTCTGGCGACAAGGAGTTCATGACCAAAGCCAAGATGAAGTTAGCTCAGGCTATGGACCTCGAGATTGAGGAAAACATCCGAGTATTCAAATCAACATTTAAAAAGTAGAGGTATGAAAACAGAAACAATTTCAACAGGTATTGGACTCTCAATTTACAAAGGTGATTGGGATGGAGCACAGTGGACACTTACTGGTTTCCCTAAAAAAGAAGCAATTGGTCACGACTACGACTCTGCCTATGACTTCGAGGACTGTGTCAAGAGAAACATCAATTGTAGTGGAATCGATTTTGACAGTGAGTATTGTCAGTTCTACGCATACGCAAAGACCAAAGCTCGTTTGGTGAGTTTTGCAAACCAAATCAAGAAACACTTTGAGAAAGCAAAGCAACTGAAGGAGGAGATGTACTGAATTTAGATTGGCAAAAATATTCTAGAAAAATTTGGAATATTCTAGTAAATGTATTAATTTTGAATATAGAACATTAAAAATCAATAGGTGTATGACAAACAAAATCAAATTAGGAACTGAGGTCGTAGTATCCGACCCTTGTTACACAATCCCAACCTGGTGTCAGGGAATTGTTAGTGGTGTTAAACCCGGTATGTATGACACCTATGTTAAGCGTCACGACTGTGGTGATTGGGGTATCCGAAGTTCAATGATACTTGTCATACACGAGGACCATAAAGACGACAAACTGGTTTGGAAAGATTATCCTGCAACCATCGGTGTCGACTCAGGTCAGTGTGGAATCTTCTCCAAAGAATCTTACCGTGACGACTCTATTACAGAACGAATCGGTTTGGGAGATGGTGACATTTCATTCTTTGGTGTAACACCTTGGAAAGAAATGACCGAGGCCCGTGAGGAAGAACAAGGTGAAAAATGGTACATCAGTATGTGTTCTCGTACCTTGGGTGATAGTCGATACGGTGTGTATGACGAGGGAGTAGTTTCTTCATCTGGTTTTGGTGATGGTTCTTACACATTATATGTTGCAAAGAAAAGAGGAAAGATTATTGCAATGTGTGTTGACTTCGCGGTGGAGGAAGACGAAGTAATTGATTTTGAATTTTTTCGTGATATCCATATTGAGAAGTAATAAATTTTATTTAGATTTGGAGTTATGAAAAAAATATTATTTATATCAGCACTTGGATTAGTTGGTTGTGGAACCAATCGAACATATATCCAACACGGGGACAAGGCATTAGTAAGTGGACACAAAGTTTACTTTATCGATTGCAACATAACCCGAGAAGTAATTAAACCCCAATGGGATAAAGGTTCATATGGTGATACCATGAAGGTATACTTAGTGGATACACTGACATTTATGAATATGTGTAGAAAAGCATCACCATGTGGATGTTCACCAGCAGGAACAACCGCAAATAAAACTGTAACAAAAACTTAGTATTATGTTCAATACACAGAAACCTCAAGAACCGATTCACATATTCACCCCATCTCAGTGGTTGAATATTGGTTGGCTGGCCATGGTACCAGCAACTTACTTCGTACACCCATATGCATGTGCATTGGCGGTAGTCATCTATATCTACAAATATTTCGAAGTAGATTGTTGGAGGTATGAATTCTATGATGACTGTGTAATTGAACGAAAAGGGGTCTTCAGTGTGACTCGAGAATCTGTGAACTATTTCAGGATTAAATCTGTAATGGTCGACGAACCATTTTGGATGAGATTACTTGGACTGTCTGTTGTTCGAGTTATTACTTCAGAGCAATTTAAACAGCAACTAATATTTCAAGCCGTACCACACGGTGAAGGTATTCAAGCGTTTTTACAGCACAACGCAAGAGTGGAGAGACAAAATATGGGAATTAGGGATTTTGATGTATTCAATACTCACCTGTAGCAATATTTAAAGTCATGATAGTAGTAGAACCACGGATTCAGGAACAGTTCATGAGGATAGCAATGGCTAGACTTAATAAGAAATATTGTTTTAAACCTCAAAGGTTAGCAATGGCGGCCAAGATGTTTTCACAATATTTGCAACGTTTGGAAGAAAGGGGGAAGAGTAAATGAAACTCTTCATCAGGGACAAGGTATACTTCACGGACCCTACCACAGGTGAAATAATAGAAGACACCATTACCGACGTTAATGACAACGTAGTGATGGGAAAGAAATTCAACTTGACTGATTTATATTGGAAGGGTGAGTTAAACGTATATAGGTTAGAGTGTCACATATGTGGATTCAGTATACCAGCACCTCTATCGCAATTTCAGGTAGATGGAATAAAAGGTAAGCAGCAATTATTACCATCCACATGTGGTGTATGTTTAGAAGAGTCACGGTACCCTGATAACCCTGAGGAGGGAATCATACTGTGGATTTAGTTTGGCATTAGTTCTTTGAAAGATTTTTTTATAGGATTTGGTTTTTAGGATTTTCTTGTGTATATTTTATATATCAAAATCAATATATTATGGCAACAAAGAAGTCCACAACTAAAAAACCCGCCAGCAAACCAGCGGCGAAACCAGCTCCAGCCCCCAAAAAGGGTGGGAAGAAAGCAGTAGCAGCTCCGGCTATGAAAACAACCGTAAGTACTTACGTACCTGTTTCACACCACATCTACTATGATGGTTTCTCTTACCGTGTACGTGCTAGCGTTAACGGAACCCGTTACTCTCAGAACTTCTCCTCCAAGAAGAAAGCTTTCGAGTTCCGTAAGAGTATCTTGAGTAATATGTAATAGACGACTCAAGTCTCTTAACCAAATCCTGTGATTAACGTCACGGGATTTTTTTTTTTAATGAGAATCCTGACGACGGGACCTGAGATGGTCAATTTAGTTTGGCGGAAAGGTTGTTTAGACAATTGATGTTGTAACAATAAATCCACCGATTTAGTTTGGCGGAATCAGAATCCTCAGAATCGTCCGACGGTACCGATTTTGTTTGGCACAAACTAACTAACACTTGTTAGTTCAGGGACCTGAGGAGGTCGATTTAGTTTGGCGGGGGAATGGTATTTATATGTAAAGTAAATGAGATGATTAAACTAACAGAAACTTTAGAAGGTGATGATGTCCAAAAGTTTCACGACGCTTTACCACAAATAGGTGACTCACTTAAAGGACTGACCGATGGGACCATTACAATAAAATATGTTGTAGCTGAAGACCCAACCCAAGGAACAATAGATGGTGTCCCTTTTATAAGTGAATGTCTATTGAAACTATTTGTTGATGTTAACAGGGTTTATCCTGAGATGATTAATGACATCTACATTTTGGTTGGCAGAAAAATTCAAGAGATTGGGTTCGGTGAATTTCCGTTCAAGTTAAGTATAAGGTCACTTCACCTTATTAACGGACCTTTAATTATTGATTTATTAGAAGAATCGTTTGACAGAAATTATACCAATCACCTCAGGTATGATAATCCAACAATACAGTACATTTTGTCTGGCCAATATTCCCTTGTATTACCTCAAGATGTATTACCTAAGTTTTTTGACCAAATGGATGAGTGGATAAAAATTTTAATAAAGAGAGCGACGGTGTATTACACCGTATATAAAAAAGGAAAGATAGATGACCATGAGTATGAACTCGTAGACAACCCAGTTATTAGAGTTGTGGTACGCGGGAAAAAAGATATAAAAAATGAAAAAGATTTAATTCCGTTCATTGATTCAAAATTTAAAACCATAGATGGTATCGAAAAAGGTAGTCCCGATTTCCCCTATAACTTACAAGATAATATTATTGATAAGTTAGAAAAAAAGTTCAGGGAGAAACACAACGTAAGAATTTTTATTGACGACACGAGACGTGTATGACATATATACGTATATACATTAACCCCCTTGTATGACACTTGGGGGTTTTTTATTTACATCTGTTTTTCTGAAAATATAAAAATATAACTCTTATTTCGAACAAGGGTCAATCCCCTACTATGTCCCACAATTTCCCACTTTAATCCACTTTTATGGATTGTAATACGACCAGCGGGATTTCTTGTCATACATTCGTATATATCTGAGAAAAATTCCTTACGACAAAAAATGTCTGGATTACAGGGTTAAAATCAAGGGTTTTTTAACTCTTTCTGTATTACATTAGGGGTATCGTGGGTCAAAATCCTATCACTACTGTACATCCAAACAGAGGGTAAACCACTATAATGACATACCTGTTTTTCTCTCTCTTCAACCAGTTTCTTCTTAACCGATTCGTCAAAATAAACCCCATCAGATTCCATATCCGAGAGTGGTCTGTACAGTATAAATTTTTTCATATAGATGTAACAACTATGGTTTCAAATTGTTTAAACCGATGTGGGTCTACCGCAGTAAACCATACTTTCTACCTTCTGTTTTTTTAACCACCAAAGGTGGTTCATTAACTTTTTAATATACTTCATTTGTTATCCCTTATTATTCTTGTGATGATGTTTATGAAACCATTTAGGTTAGACATATTATTAATAACCAAATCCAATTCCCATACATGAACATTCCAGTGTTCATCTTTAACCATGTCACTATCATCTGAAGTTAGATTAACATTATCTATATCCAAATTATAATAGTACCATGGTTCTGTTTGTCCTTCAAGATTCCCTTCAACCTTTTCAAAACCCAAATCAATTAAATTCTGTTCTGTAATCATAACGTAATATGTTTTTTTATTATATCCATTATTTCTCTTGTGAGACTACCAGCGGTTTTTGTTCCATCAATATTCCAACGAATAATCAATTCTTCTATAGAACCATATAGAATGTTCTCTGTGTTCTTAATCCTCGCGTGTGGAACATCTTCCCCGTTTACACATTCTTCACCTTCCTTTTCCACAAATACAGGAATGATATCAAAATCAACCATAGTATATTCCTTTAGTATATGACCATGATTCTTTACATCACCAGGGTGTAATGGGATTATTCCAATTTGGGTTGAATCGGTGGATGAGTTTATTTCATCATACCATCTTACCATCCAATTATTATTTTCTTTATACAGTATTCCTTTCATTTCTTTACATGTATATCTTTAAATGAATCTATACTAACAAATTCTTCATTAAGGTAATTTATTACATCCCTCATTGTTTGTGCTTCATTTTCTGAACCTCTTATACTTAGAGATAGTGCTCCTGATAGTATACTGGTAATTTGATTTAAAGTTATTTGAGGTTGGTCTGTAGGAGTTGAGAGATTATATATACATCTTCCATCTTTTATGGTTGTATCTATTATTACTCTATATGTAATTTCGTTATTCATATTATTAGTTGGAACCCCAGTTATTGTTTTTTAGTTATTTTCATTAATTTCCCCCAGCGATTCGTTAATCACTAAAAGTGTACCCAAAAACAAACGAATATAATCGTACATGTTTTCTATGTTACCTTCCACGTATTCATATGTATCCAATATCCTTTTAGCAAAATTAACATAGTCTTCCCTGTTTCCGTTTCTTTTAAAAGTCTCACCTTCCTCAATTACACGGGTTCCGTTATTATGACATATTTCCACGTGGGTATCAAATCGAAAATCAGGGGACTCTTCAAAGAATCTTAATATAATAGTCATATCACCACGGCGAAGAATTTCACGGTGATTTTTATAGGTTATTCCCCTTAACAATGTAAAGTTAATTGTATCCATTAATGATGATGCAATAATTCTTGGTAAACCTTTCCGTTTAATATATCTTTCTTCAACGCTTTATTCTCAGAATCACATATGATGAATCCCATATCCGTTCTGAATATTCTTAAGTACTTTAGATACCAACCATCGCGATAGGTTTCCAATGAGAAATACCTCCATTCACCCTCACCACCAGATTCTTCGTAGTATCTTTCCAGTAATGTGGTTAGTTCATCCTTGGTCCAAAAGAAATGTGGGTATTTGTTTATGGTAGAAATATCAGGATGTCCTTCATCATTCCAATGATATCCCACATGGAAATCCCTTGTATCCACATTAAACTTATTGTTCTTTGGACAATCCCAATCAATGTCTTTGAAGAATACCCATTTATCTTGTGGTTCCATATTATTTATTTTTTCCATTAAAATGAACCTCGGGCACCGGAACCGGGAATTTTTTCCACTATAACGACGTTTTTTGAAAATATTTTCCACTATCGGTGGTCTTCTATTTGTTTGATGATTGAAAAGTTTATGGGGAAATAGTTCTCATCACCATCCTCGGTCTGTAAAAAATAATGGTTTCTACCTACCTCGAATTTAACCACATCGTATATTGTGTACTCAGCCCAATACTGTGTGGTTGCCGATTGTAATAAAACTTTTATGTTATAGTGTTTAAGCATATTATGATTCGTTTGTATTTTTTTCCCTTACTTCTATGTACCTGTGTAAAATGATAAGACCGAGTAAACTGATAACGAAAGAAATGGTTGGAATATTTGAAATGATAAGTAAACCAAGACATATCCCATAAAGAAAATCATTCCATCTTCTACGCAATAGGGATACTAAGATATAGAATCCGTACATTATTGATATTAAGATGGTGATGATAGCCATGTCCTTTTGTTTTTAACAAAAATAACCAATTAATTTGAATATTCCAAAAAATCTTAATTATTTTCTCGTAAGGTATTGTTTAATTGTTCTAAAGAGTTGTTCAATTGAATCAAACTGTAATTGTAATTCTCCATGACTCTGGCTAAACTTTCTATGGTCATTCTTAAACTTACCAACGGGTCGGCATATCCCCTTAATAATTTAAAATCCTCCATCTTCGTTCTCCATATGTTTGAGATAGTCCTCGATAAAATTATCTACAATTCCCGACGACCTTTTGGTTTCAGGTACTGGTTGGTTGTTCAATCTTGATTCGTAGTAACGAATGATTTCTGATACACTTACACCAGACCTTACACAACCATCCAACAGATTTGTGAATCGGTTTTTGGTGTCATTTAATGCTTGTTCTTTTTGTGTCATGTTCTATTACTTTTGGTTCCTGTATTCCTTTTTCTTTTAAATGTTGGATTGCCATTTCCACCGTTTCGTGTTTTCTGTAAGGAGGATTTGGTAATAACCCACAACCTTCCTTATATACAAAAACATTTTTCTGACAACCGAATGTAATAATCTTTTCCATATTGATTTTTATCCATTGGTTACACCACACTTGTGTTTGTGTTCAACATACCACATTATTCTAAAAGTACCCAAAACAAAAAAGTATGTATCAAATTCATTTATCTCATCGGTTGATTTACAAATCCCCGTGTGATATGCCGGTATTTTGGTCTCGATACTTTTAGCCGACTTAGGAAAAGTATTAAACGCAATACTATATCTCTTTGTTAGTTTGAATGATTTATACATATTATTCTAATTTACTGTTAAACAATTCTATGGCCTTCTCTTTATCTTTTTCTTGAAAGATGTTATCAATAATAAACTTGGCTTCTTCCATTGTGCACTTATCTTCAATGACATCAATGTATGTTTCTACATCAACACCCAATTCCCCCGCCATAAGTTCATCCATCAAATCATGAAACATATTACTCTGATTTAGTTTCTATACCGTTTTTCCAATCTTTCCAATTATCAAAATCTTTCAGTTTTTCATAATGGTCATCTTCCATTTTTCTTGCTTCGTTTAGTATATCGTCATAAATTCCACTATACCTCGTATCCAATTGAAGTTTGGTGATTAACCAATTTACCGGTGTTAGTTTTTCGTTACTCATTTGTATTTTTTAATCTTTTTATTATATCGGTCATTCTTGTAAACATTTCCATACCCACAGGGATGGATAAGAGGGAAACCAAAAATTGATTTATATAAGAATACATTGCAATGGCTTCACCTTGTGTTAGTTTCACATTTTCGTGAGTGAAAATGATTAATGATAAAACCAAGAAGATGGTCTTTACCATATTGAGTGAAGTCCAATTCTTTCCTTGTAGGGTGGATGCTGAAATCCAAATCCTTCTTCTCCTTTTAAAGAATGAATCAATCAAACCTCTATCGTTTGTGTTGAGCACATCCATTTTCTTTTCGTGTTGGTTGTGACTAATTTTTGTGGACTGAGCAATCTTACCGTAGAACTTCCATACAATAAAACAAATGAACGGAGCACATAACAATACAATAAAACCAGTAACCACGTGGGACATGAATATAAAAAACAATGTTCCAATTATGGAAAGTATTGACATTATATAATAGTGTATGTGGTGTTCCAAGAAATCCACAATACTATGTGCTAAATCCGTTCTACCCAACCTCGTTGAGACATCCGAATCCTCTGAACTATCCAAATAGTTAAACACAATATCATTGTAGATAGATGTGTAAATCTTGGTGTCAAATACCATACGTTTATAAATGAAAAAATTGGAGAGAGATTCTATTAAAAGAAAAACCCCAATCCAATAATACTCCTTATTCAATAAACCATCTATTGATTTACCCAACACATAGGGTTCAACCAAGAAAATGATTTGTGCAATAAAGATGTAGAAGTATATTAATAATAATGACCTCTTATATTTTTCAATAATTTTATAAACGTACCGCAAAGTGAAATGAGATTTATTTTATTCTTTATCAAAATAAGTTGTGAATAGTGATAACAACGCAATACAAACGCATAAACCGATTACGATTATTCCAACTACTTGTGCTACTGGATGTAAATTTTCCATAATATTAACAATTAACTCTTACTTTGTAGGTTTTTTCGACATCGTTAGTCATATTACCCATAATCAAAATATACATTTTTTCATTTGGAATACCAAATAACGATTTAATATCACTATCGGTTGGATAAACTTCCAATTCATCCACACCAATAAACTTGACATTATCGATGAGTTCTCTCATCTCATATAATGACAAATGAACACCGTGAACAACAATGAAGTGTTTATTGGGATAAGTGTACTCACCATTTTCTTCTTCACCACATTCTACCTTACCTTCCCCATCACAGTCATCACATTCGGTTTCGTGTCCACAACAATTACACTCAACAGTCCCGTGTCCATCACATTGATAACATTCCTTATATTTTTTGTCAAACTCAGGAATCATCTTGATGTCTTCATAAACTTTTTCAAGGTCAGATACTTTAATTCTCCCGAATGGTTTTGAATCACCTTCATAAAATTTACGAAACTCAAACATGACAGGTTGGGCGTTGACACCATTACCTTTGCTGTGGTCATGTATGTTTTCATTATTAATGTAGTCGACATCATGAAACCACAACGCTTTGTATGAGTTGGTTGAAACTACCCACCCATTTTCATAACATGGTAAATAAAGTAGTGTGGGGTTTTTCTTTTGAATATCTAATTCAGGGTATCTCTCCTTAAACTTCATCACATCAAATTTTTTGGTAATTAAGTGGTGTCCGTTCTTTGTTGGGATTACAGCCTCAACCTTTGGTCCCACCTTGTAACCAATTGGAACACCGGCTTCATCAAATTCAACTTCAGTAAATGGTTTACATTCATATTCAATAAATGCAACCATCATTGGACTCATCTCTTTTACATCATCAACATCCACTATCCAACGTTTCTCCTGTGTCTTTAACTGACCAACAACGCTATCAAATAATCCTTTCTGATTATGTTGTCCATTCTGAATACGTTGAGCGAGGTCAACCATCATATTCAATGAAACATCAAAGTGATTTTGTTTTTGAACGTGGATGTATGCCCTCGCCTTAAACATCTCACACAGTTGTTTAATCTCATCGTACCTACGTTCAAGATGTTCGATACTTTCAATACAGTAAGTCTTAATTGTTCTCACCGATTGGTGATTATCTCTCTCCCCTTCGGGTTGGTCTTTCTTTCGTTTGAAAATGTAGAGCATATAGAAGTCACCCTCGTTTTCGAAGTTGAGTAATGACTTAACTAATTCTATATTATCTATCATTACAGAGACTGTACTTTTTTCATAATCTCTGTAACTTGTTCAGGTTCTAAATAACCAAGGACATCGCTGGTTATTGGTGTTTCGTAGGTGAGGTCACCATTTTTATCTAAGACCGCAAGTTCATACAAACCATCCTTACCACCGTAGGAGTATGTGTGAGAAACGACAGATACCCCGTATCCATTATCAAATTGTGTACGTACCTTTTTACCAACCATAAATGGGGATTCATCGATTTGTTCGAATTCTAAATCGTTAAATGTTTTCATATAATTAAATTAGTTTTATTCTGCAAGAATTGCTTCGTCAAACATACTACCATCCTCTCTTTGTTTTGTAACAATTTGAGCGTTTACTCTTACACCTGAAGAGTAAAATTCCGACATCCATTTAGATTTTGGAATTGATTCCTCATTAACAGGTATTTCTGTATATTCATCGTCGAACATTAAGATGTATCTAAAGAACCATCGGTCTTTAAATTTGTAAATTGTACCAGTGCACATAGTTTCTTTCTCTAAGTTGTTTGATTTGTATATTCTCATAGTTTGGTTTTCCTTCACCTATTAAGTATTATCAAAGTCACAATAATTACGATAATACCAATTAATGACCAAAAAGCCATTTTTTCACTAAATTCAATTTGTTCCTTCCTCTTTCCTTGGTTGTCCATTGTATGTAGTTTTAGGTGTTTCAATCTCCCAATACCCCACGATGAAGTATTGATTACGACCAACAGGAGAAACTTCATACTTTTTTCCACGAGCAATGGATGCATTAGTCACAACACAGTCCATTTGTTTGTATAAAACCCGTTGACCTATATAAAATGTGTTCATAGATACATAAAGATTAAAAATCCAAATCCTATACCTGCTAAGAAGTACACCAAGTTGTTCAACCAAAAGGGATATCTTTCCATAATCACATTTTTCTTCAAATATAAAAATTTTTTTGTGAAATCCAAAAAAATCACAAAAAAAAACACCCTAATTTATCCAACTTTCAGGTGTTATGGTTGTCCCCGTTGCCGGGTTAGGAATAGACTTACAGGGGCACGTTGTTCTTTATCACCCTTTTGGTATTCCCCGCGGATAGTCAGTCCGAATAAGACGTTGTCTTATTATCAGTCCTCTACGGTTATCACACCGTTTCTCATCATGTGAGGCACACTATCCGATGATTAATCGGAACGTTTCTTTAGATATTCTTTTCTTGTTCTATATTCCCCTACTTTGTAACCAGCGAGAAACCAAAGAGAGAATCCTATGTATACTAAAATAACTGTCATAATTAATTTTGATACAAATATAATGTATATTTTTTAATATGCAAAAATATTTTAATTTTTTTTGAAGTGTCTTTTACTACCTTCACAAATATTGTCTTTGGAAACGTCCCATATGTTTTTTTGAACCATATGACAAGCGTGTGATTTACCCATTCGTTTAGAAAAATGGATGATGGTGTCATTATTATTATTTCTGACAACCCATGGACATTCCTTACAAGGTGAACTAGTTTTCTTCAAATTTAAAAATGTCTACCTGAGAGGATTTACCCCAGTTGTCCAAAAAATCAGAGGGTTCCATGGATTCACCCTTAAAAAATATTCTATCGATGTAATCCCAGTCCCCATCAGGAAAGTCGACAGAACCGTGACAGTAGGTAAAATCTTCAATGGTTGGAACCGTTTCAGATTCAATTTCATATTCCCAAATACCACCTTTGTTTTCGTCAACACTCACATAGATATTTTCACCCTTTTCCATTGGGAATGCTCGGTGTGAAATATAATCATCCCAATCCTCATTCACTGAAGAGATTGTTTGAATATCTTCAATACCAAAAGATAGTACGTTGTTACCATTTTCATCTTCAAGTTCAAAGGTCATTGTTTGGTTATCCAATGCTTTGTTTACGTGAAAGATGTCACCATCGTAAATGTCAATATCTAAACTTTCCAAGTCAAATCTAGTTTCCCAAAGTTCATCGTACTCTTTTTCTTCTTTTAAGAGTTCAATTTGTTCAACCTGTTCGTCAGTGAGTTTTTTACCGATAAACTCGGCGCTCCATCCATAAGTTTTTAGCGTATACTTCATGTTTATCTTATTAATTTTACTGTTGGTATTAAAAAATCATCATAATGTTTATGAGATAAAATATCCCATGAACTTGGATGTCTTTCCTTGAATATTTCTTGTCTTTCCAAAAGTGACAGTGGTAAGGTACAATCCTCACCGAACATATACCAAAGTTCATAATCATTGATTATCCTTTGTGCAAATTCAGTAAGACTCTTGATTTTTACTTCTCTCAGGTATTCCCTATTTATACCTAAGTTATCATACCACTTGATATATTCTTGGTATGCTTCTTTGACTTTTTTGTGTACCACCATACAAAGATAATATTAAAATTGTTGTGTTCTACCGATAAATCTTTTCGCCATCTCAACCCTAACTTCACCATTCTCCCTGTCAAATATTGGAGGTTCTACAAATTCACCCGACCTACTTTTTAAACGGTAGTATAGATTAGTTTCTTCATATTCATAGAACTGATTTTTGTTTAGGTATTTTTTTAAATCTAATATCTCCTTATCACTACAACCTTTTGAAATCAACACCATCAACATTCTATCACAGAATGCAATAGATACTAAATTCCACTTGTAGTGTGGTTGTAAATACTCGTATACCTCAATGTTGGTGTGAAGCATAGTGATTTATTTTTTTCGGATGTTTTCATTGATTGCATACAAAAGTATGCAAATGATAAATAATAAAAGTACAATCATGAGTCAATATTAAGAAGAATATTTTAAATTTCAAAATTTTTTTTGAAATCACCAATAACCAATATCTTTTTTGAAATATTCTTCGTTTTCCCTATTCAAAAAGGACTTAATGATTAGTTTAATCATTCCCAAATACCCCATTTTCTTGAATCTACGGTCATCTTGACCAACGTAATGTTCGGATATTTTAAACTTTTTTGAATTGTATTTCCTACTTAAACCATAGTCTTCACTGTGTTGGTATTCCTCATTAAATTTACCTAATTCTCTAAATTTATCAGTTTTTGTCAAGAAAAAGGTACCAACAGCGAATGGACTGAATTTACTAATAATATTATTAACGGAATTAAAACAAACGAATACCAATTTGGACTTCCAATTTTTAGATGTTGATTTTATTTTACATGTCATCAAATCCAAATCTTCCAAAATCATTTCCTCAATACAGTCGTGAATTGTAATTGAATTGAAGAATTGGATGTCAGCATCCACAAATAAAACATATTCAGTATTAACCAAATCACTCCCTAAATTTCTTGCTTCACCAACTTTACCACCGTCAATCATTTCTATCTTAAGTCTATCAGAGTACATCATAGACATATTATTGATAATCGCCCTTGTTCGGTCTGTTGAATGGTTATCAGCAATGATTACTCTTGTACCATCAATTAAAACTTGTTTGTGTATTGAGTCGAGAGTCTTCTTAATATACTTGTCTTCATTGTAACATGGAATTACAATGGTTAGTTTGTTTTTTATTTTTGTTGGTTTATAAAGTGGCATATCTCTGAAGTTTAAAATCCCCGTTATGATGTATTATGTAAGTATTGTTTTCTATCCAATCCCCACAATTTAAATACCTCACACCCTCAATAATTTTATCTTCAGGATTGTGTATGTGACCACATATCACAGTGTCACACTCTCTTTTTTTTGCCTGTCTAACCAGTTCTACCTCAAAACTCGTAATAAATTTAACAGCCTCTTTAACACTGTCCTTTAAAAATTTAGAAAGGGACCTCTTATGTCCAAATTTTTTTAGAGTCCTATCTATAGAAATCGCAATATCGTAACCAATGGAACCTAAAATACCTAACCATTTTAACTTAACCACACCATCATAAAGGTCTCCATGGGTAATAAATACATTACCATATTTGTATTCATTACAAATTTCAATGTTACCAAAAGATAAGTCCGTATATTGTCTTAAAAATTCATCATGATTACCAGTAACATAAATTACTTGAGTACCTCTTTTGGAATGTGATAATATTTTTCTTATCACATTGGTGTCGTTTTGTTTCCATCTGAACTTCCTCTGTAACATCCAACCATCTATGATATCACCAACTAAAAACAAATAAGTTGGTTCATATTTTTTTAGGACTTCAAGCACCATTTCAGAATTACTACCCTTAGTACCAAGGTGAACATCTGAAATAAAAAGTGCATCTATTTTCATATCTATAATTATCTCAATTAAATGATTACAAATTTATTTCTATGATTTGTCCTTTATCTCTTTTAAACAAAAATCTATAAATTTTTACAAACAAATGTATAATAGACATTTTAAATGCATATGTGAATCCGCTACTGACATTTGTCAACCTATAAACGGTAATTAATAGTGAATCGTCAAAATGTCTTTTTAAAATAAAGTACCTATGATAACCATCAAAAATATAATTTTTGTTTGTTAGATAGATGTGACCCTTATTATAATCAAACCCTCTTTCTATTATATCTAATTCAATTTGTTTATGTATTGGTTTTAAATGAATTGATTTTACTCTTGTTTTAATTTCGGACATTGGTATTGTCTCTACTTTGACTTTAAAGCACCACCATTTATTACAAAAGAAATCACCGTCGTGCCTTTTTAACAATTCGGAATTATATCTTCTATCAACAACTACTTTTATTTTTTCTAAAAAAGTCATATCCACCATTTATTCCCCTAACTCAAGATTATTTTTGCGTTTAGTCATTTCGTTAAAAACCTCAATTGACAAATTCGCCCTAAAATCATCTCTAGCACACTCATGGGGACTTAATTTTAAAAGTCTGTTCGCAACCTCATCTCTCCACTCGTGAAAGAATCCTTCATTAAAAGCCATCCATCCATAAAATTCGTGAGTTTCTGCGTTGTTCATTTATTGTCGATTTAAAATTTTGAGGCAATCATATACCCCAAACAAAATGATGAGGTCACAGCAACCCAATAAAATAATGATTTAATTTTAAATGCTGTTCGATTGTGCTCTCCGTTTATGGTTGTTGCAGTTGCAAACAACCAGGTTACAATTAGAAACAATATACCAAATGTTAATAAAACTATTTTCATACGTAAAGTATAAATATTTATCTTTATAAATCAAAATTATGATACAAATATCTCAAATCATTCTTCAAAACCCTGAAGGTAAATACTTGGTGTATTTAAGAGACAACAACCCAGATATCCCCTTTCCAAATCATTGGGACCTTATAGGTGGTCACGTTGAAAAAAGAGAAACACCATTAGAAGCGTTGAAAAGAGAAATGATAGAAGAAATTGAAACTGACTCGAGCAGTTTAGTTAGATTTTCTTTTTGGAAGAAGTATGTCTGTATTGAGGGTGATGTGTCCCCAAATATTAAATATATATTTCACGGTGTGATTGACAAACCTATTGAAGAAATTCCACTAAATGAGGGTCAGTATCTTAGATTTGTAACTCAAAGTGAGTTATCTGAATTAAATTTTGCAAACATTATGGGTAAGATAATGCAAGATTTCGTGAGAGAAAGATTTGGTTAGTATTTTAAAACTGTAAAATGAGACTCAAAGTTTTTTCTTGGAATCAAATACATATGTGACCTTTTCTCTTCAGGAATCAATACGTTAGTTCCAGCATAAACCTCGTCACCACCTATCTTTACTTTGAAATTATTTTCTGAAATTAATTTTCTTAATTTATTAGTTTTAATCACCCAAATCTCTTTGATGTTCATAAAAACTATTACCCACAAATCTGATTTGGTTACCATTATTCCACTGTCCTTACCGTGCATCCTAAATTCAATACATAGGTTACCAGTATCTATACCGGGAAAATAGGCACCGTTTGGTAATGTTCTACCGGGTTGTACCCATTTGTCTTCTGTCTTGACTTCTGCAACCACATGGGTTTTAGTTGGGAAATTGAATATTAAATCGAACTCTTTTAAATTACCATTTTCTTTTTCACTCTTCCCAACACAAATAGCATTGTATTCTCTTTCAAATACATCAATGACTACTTGTTCATTAGTTTGACCGATTTTTATATCTTCATGAAAATTCAGATTCCCCATCTTCGCTGGTTAAATACATTTTCTCATAGTGTTCCCACCATAAAATCTCTTCTTGTTCAGAAGTAAGTTTATTTTCCACAGGGACAATGTCCTGCGTGTGTGATTCCTGAACCATGACTTCTATCGATTATGAGATAAGTATGTCCCTTATGTTCCCATTCAAAAACTCTGTATTCGGATTGATTACTAAGTTTAATAGTTTGGGGGTTATTCCTATCGTTTACAACTTGTTTTGTGTTTGGTTCAGAACATGATGTGACGAGTAAAACAAATAAAATAATACTACTTAATCTCATCTAATTGAATTTCAATTTCTTGTTGTCCTTCTTTTACAACTTGACTACCGTCAGCCATTCTATAATACTTAAACAAAACGTATTTATCGCCTTCGGTTGTTTTAAAATGTGTATGTTTGGTGTAAGGGTTTAGTTGAAAATCATGGTATAAATTTTTCCAAATTACTCCATCTCCTTTTACAGGTTTTACACTTCTTTCAATTGAATTAAAAGTTAGATGTCCACCCTCAGTAATGTTATTCAATGATATTTGGACACTCCACAATCTATTACCCATGTTTGTAAACAATTTGTCCTCCGATATTTGATTAGGTAGTAGAAAATCGTATTTTTCCTCATAATTGAATTCGGGTGTTATTTTTTGAATAAAAACATCTTCACCAAATGAATCTCGAATACCAATAACAGAATTGATTCTCTCATTTACTGTTTTATAAATCTCAGACTTTTTATCTAACTTATGAATCATGGGTGATTGCAAGTCCTTAGATTTTTTCTGTGAGTTTAATTTTTTGTCTGTAATCGATATCAAATCATCACATTCAATTAATGTTAATAATTCAGGGTAATGATAAATTTCAACTAAATTATTTTCAACTCTATAAGCTCTTGGGTTATCACATAGAGATTTATTGAACGGATAAAGTTCAACTTCGTAAGGTTGATTAAGGTTTTCCTGTGAATATTGTCTTTGCCAAATTAACGCGTTAGTTGGTTCAATTTCAAGTTCTCTTTTAATTAAATTGTAATCAAATCCATTATTAAGTAAAACATTAAAAATGGACTCTCTATCATATCCATTCACAATATTAGACCAAATCCATAGTTTCCATTCAGGAGTAAAAATTCTATTAATCATATTTTATTTTTTTATTTTTCTTTCGATTACATACACAGTATCACCTTTTTCATATGACCTGTACGATGTTATTTTCATTTCGGGGTTTTTTAGATACAATTTCCAATATGGAGTTGTTTGTAAAGTATTGTCACAACCAATTCCATGATATTCAACAGAATCAACAATACATGGGATTTTAGTGTCAGTATATTGTGTCTT